ATGGCAGATGAGCGCTACAACATCGGGCCGATGGCTGCCTCTTGGCTGCGTGCCCTGAAGTCCGAGAACAAGAGCGACAACACGATCCGGATCTACGGCAACGCGACGAGGCAGTTCGCCGCGTTCCTGCTCGACCAGGACAACGGCTATCAGCCGGTCGCCGACGACGACGGCACCCCTGGCCGGCCCGCGCCGACCGACCTCGACGAGATACACCGCGAGCACGTGCAGGCGTACATCGCCCACACCCTCAAGCGGACGTCGCCGGCGAACGCCCACCAGCACTACCGGGCGTTGCGCACGTTCTTCAACTGGCTGGAGGACGAGGAAGAGATCGACCGCACCCCCATGCGGACGATGAAGCCTCCGACGGTCCCCGAGAAAGAGGTGCCCGTCATCCCCGACGACGCCCTCGAACGGCTGCTGCGGACCTGCAAGGGCAAGACGTACGCCGACCGGCGCGACACCGCGATCATCCTGCTGTTCATCGACACCGGCCTGCGCCTAAGCGAACTGACCGACCGTCGGGTCGCCGACCTTGACCTCGACCTCAAGGTGCTGCGGGTGCTCGGCAAGGGCGGGGTGCCGCGCAGCGTGCCGTTCGGCGCGAGGACCGCGACGGCGCTCGACCGGTACCTGCGGGCGACCGCGAGACACAAGGGCAAGCCGCTCACCGAGGACATGTGGCTGTGGTGGGGCGACCGCGGGCAGCGGGGGCATCGGCTGACGATCTGGGGCGTCGGCACGATGGTCGAGCGTCGGTGCAAAGAGGCCGGGATCGAACACGTCCACCCGCACCAGTTCCGGCATACGTTCGCTCATCAGTGGCGGTTGCACGACGGCAACGAGGACGACCTGATGCGGATCACCGGATGGCGGTCGCGGCAGATGCTCGCCCGGTACGGAGCGTCGGCCGGCGCAGAGCGGGCCCGCAAGGCTCACGCGCGGCTCAGCCCGGCCGACCGGCTCAAGTAGCCCGGACAGAGCTGCGCCCCGGTGCCCGACTCGTCGGCGGGAGTCGGATGCCGGGGCGTACGTGTGCGGTCCGGTGGGGGGTTACTGGACCCGCCGCACTTCGAGGTGTCCGGCGAGGTGCGGCAGCCTGGTGCACAGGAGTGCGAGCGCCGCAGCCTCGTCTATCTGCTGGGGATCGTGAGCGAGCCGTACGTACGCTCCGAAGTCGCGGTACATCATGGGCGTACCGCGATCGAGTTCGGCTCGCTCAACTCGCACATCCGTCAACCTGACCCCCTGTTCCCGCCGGGTTCGAGCAGCACAATCGAACCGGCGTTCGACACGCGCGAGGCCAGATCACTGTACGACGCACACAGCCATTCGCACAGCGCGTATCAACAGCAACAGCGGGTGATCCAGTGACCCGTAAACGGCGCCTTAAACCCCTACTCCTCAGCGCCCCATCGGTCTGCCACCTCTTGCGCCTTTTCGGTGGGCTCGTCCTCTGCGCCGATCAGGCGGATCAGCGTGGCCGGCGCCCCCTTGGTCAGCTGGACGGAGGTGTATCCGATCACCTGCAGGTGGGCTGCGGCCTCTACGATCTCGCGGTCGAGTTCGAGGCCGGCCGCGATGGCGGACACGAGTTGCGGGGTGACGTTGTACCCCTGCCCAGAGATGATCTTCGCGACGAGGCTCTTGCTCGGCGTCCATCCGGTCTCGGGGTCCACGGCGGCGGCGGCAAACTCTCTCGTGGACATGCGGCGCCCCTCCCCGACGTGCGCCTGCACGAGTTCTGTGAGTGCGTTCCGCTGCTGCGGCATCCCTCCGCCTCTCCGGCCTCGACTGTCCACGCCCAAACGCGGACACATGTACGAAATCGCAGGTCAGGGCGTACAACCTTTTGCGACTGCCTTACATTGTCCACGATCGGGGGCACCCGTGGGGTGTCGGGGGTGATGAAGGGCTGATTCTTAATCCCCTCATAAGGTGCCCACGATCGTGGACACCGCTCGAACGATGTGCTTCACTGGGGTTGTCCACGATCGTGGGCAGCAAAACGGAGGCGCATCCATGACCCATGCCCGGCTCTATCTGACCGACAGACACGTTCTGCGCGGGCTGATGAAGCGGGCGCCGGCCGGCGACTCTCTCAATATCCGGAAGCTCGCCGACGCCGTCGGCGTCTCGAAGAGCAAGATCGGCGCGCTGCTGTCCGGGGAGCGACCTTCGGTCACGGAGGACGTTGCCACGCGCATATGCGAAGTGCTCGACGTGCGCCGCGACGCTCTTTTTTTCGACCCCACTGCCCACGCCCGTGGGCGTGGGCACCGATCGATAGGAGGGGACACGAAGTGAACACGAGCGAACGGTCGATGCAGATGCGGCTCGCGTCTCACCAGAGCTGGGCGAACACCCGCGACCGGTCGGCCCGCACCGCCGCCGCCCGTAGGGCGTCGCACCACACCCGGTTCATCGCGAAGGCGCGCGAGCTGCACCCGGACGCCACCGAGGCCGAGATCGCGAAGGTCGCCGAGTCGCTGCGCAAGGCGCACTACACCGCGCTCGCGCTCCGCTCGGCCGCCGCCCGCCGCGCCAAGAGCGAGGCCGCGAAGGCGAAGAAGCAGGCCGAGGCCGAGCGGCAGCTCGCGCAGTACCGCCCCGGCGCGACCGCCGCCTGACGGACCCCGGACGCGAGTCGGGGCCGACCCGGACCGGCATCCGGACGACCCCTGTCGGCTCGCGCCTCACTCAACTACTGCAGAAAGCGAGGCCAGTGCCTTGAGCACACAGCCTATCCCCCTTCGTATCGCGAAGGCCCCGACGATCGACCCGCACCTCGCGGCGGTCAACGCGGTGATCGACTACCTGAACTTGCCGACCGCGCGGCCGCCGCTGGTCCGCGAGGACGGCGTGCACATCGTCGTCGCCGGGTCCGAGCAGTTCGCCGAGTGGACGTTCGCGCTCGGCGGCGACGTCAGCCGGGCGCCCGCCCTCGACGGGGCGTCGCTGTGGACGCTGCGCACCGAGACGCCGCAGCGCGACGACAGCTCGACCGTCCGGATCCGCGTGCATGTCGCCCTGGTGCACGACGAGTTCGTGCCCGAGGCGTTCCACGGGGCGGTGTCGGCATGACGACCCCGTTCGCGGCGCCCCGCAAGAGCCGGCCCGCGCTGAGCCCGGCCGCCGTCGCTCTGCTCGCCGAGTGCCGCAAGGCGCAGACCGCCGCGTACACCGCGAGCGTCGAGACGGCGGGCATGCCGGGCGAGCCGTCCGTGAGCGCCGCCGGCGGTGAGGTGCAGATCGTCGTGCACCCGCGGTCGCTCGCCGACTGGAAGCAGTGGATGCACACGCTCGGCGTCGGCGACGCCCGCGGCGACTCGACCGGCGTCGCGATGACGGTCCGCTGCACGTACGGGGGTGTCCGCGCCCGCCTCGTCGGTGTCGGTGTGCCCGCTCTGTACGGCGCGGCGCTGCGCACCGGCCACCGGGCGGCGGTGCGCCCGTGATCGAGCACCTGCTCAGCGCCTGCGGGCTGCTGCTCGTCGCCGTTGTTCTCGTCCTTGCCTCGTCTGCCGGGGGTTCCCGATGACCGACCCGAACATGCCCGTTGACGGGCCGTACCGCATCACTGTGGAGCCGATCCCGACCGGGGTGACCCTCGACGTCGAGCACTTCGTGCAGGGCGTCGTGACCGACGTCGTCGAGCAGCTGCTCACCGACCGGTTCGCGGACCGGCTCGACGCCCTGTACGAGGCGCAGCCGCGTGACCCGTACGAGATCGAGCGTCCGGCCGACCTGCGGTCCGAGTCGCTCGTCGCCGACCTGGTCGACGTGGTGCGCACCAAGTTGCCGGTGTACGGCGGGCAGTGCACCCGCCTCGCCGAGCGGCTGCTGACGCTGCGGTTCGCCGGACAGGTGCGGTCGCTCGCCGAGCGCCGGGCCGGCACCGCGGAGCGCGCCGAGGGGGGTGCGGCCGCGTGAAGCTGACACACCGCGACGAGTGGCGGGTGCAGGTAACGCTCAAGCCGCGCCGCCCCGCCGACCTCGGGTTGACCGGGATCGACGACCTCGCCGAGTTCGTCGCGCCGGCCGAGCCGATCACGGTCGCCGTGCTGCCCCGTCGACTCGGCAGCTTCGGGGGGTTCCTGTCCATGAGCGACAGCCTCGCGAGCCGCGACATCGAGGGCGACTACCGGCGCCGCTGCGAGGAGATCGCGGCCGAACTGCGGCAGCGCCCGCAGGTCGCCGAGGTCACCGTGACGTGCACCGAGACGCACACGTGCTCGCACTGCGGGCTGCGGTGGGAGGTGCTCAGCGAGGCAGAGGCGAACGACGACGGCTGCGTGCAGGACGAGCACAGCATCGCGGGCGAGCCGGTGTGCTGTGACAAGGCGATCGCCGAGTTCCGCACCGAGCGGGGTATCACGGTGCACGCCGAGGGCGTCGTCGGCTACCGGCTGCCTCCCCGGTCCAGCCTGGCAGGCGAGCTGCGTTGCCGTGAGCACGGATACCCCTGGTTCGCCGAGCCGCTCACGTCTGACGACCTGCCCGACGGCGGCGTCTGCACGCACAAGCGCCTCGGGTTTGGGACCGCGGTCGAGTGCGGCCGCGACCTGCTGATCGTCGAGGCGGGTGAGCCCGCATGAGCGCCCGCACCACGATCGAGCACGCGCTGCGCGTGTACTACGCCGACAGCCCGAACGTGCAGCGGCTCGTCGACAAGCTGCTCGCCAAGTACGACACCGAGCAGCGCCCGGTGAACGAGACGCTCGCGAAGGCGCGCGAGGCGGCCGCCGCGTTGTTCGAGGTCGAGGCCGGCGAGCACCGCCCGATGTGGCGGGTCATCTACACCGACAGCGAGTCGCCGACCGGGATCGCCCCGGTGTGCAACGCCGAGGGCATCGACGACGAGCACCACACGATCGCCAACCACCCGGATGGGCCGATGCGTGACGAGCAGGGCGTGTACGACTGCTGCCCGACGCCGCAGGTCGAGACATATTCACCGGTCCTCGCCGCGTACCTGGTCGAGTTGCTGAACGCTGACGCCGAGGACGGAGCCGCATGAGTCTCCGCGCCGACATGCTGCGGCACATCGCCGACCTGGCCGACAACTACGCCCGCGAGCACGGCACCACCGCCACGGTCGCCGAGTTCGCCGCGCACCTGCGGACCACGGCGGCGCAGGCCGAGGAGAAGTGCACCCGCGAGGGCGATGCCACTCCCCTGCCTGCCGCCTCGTTCGACCGGGCCCGGCGACTGGCCCGCGTCGGCGGGTTCTTCCGGCTCGCCCGCATCGGCCGGGCCGAGACGGGCGGCGACCAGTGACCGACCCGAAATGGGCCGTCGCCACCGAGCGGGGTCGCTACTACCGCGACCCCGCCGGGGGCCCGGACCTGATCAGCGTCACGAACGTGCTGTCGAGCATCGCGAAACCGGCGCTCGTGCCGTGGGCCGCCGGGCTCACTGCCGACGAGGTGATCGCCCGCCCGATCGAGGTCGCCCGCCGGGCGCGCACCGAGCCGACCGCTCTGCGGAAGGAACTCGTCGGCGTGCACCGGCAGTACACCGAGCGGGCGCAGAACCTCGGCACGCGCGTGCACCTGCGGGCCGTGTCGCTCGTACTGAACACGCCGCACCCGTACGACGAGGAAGTCGAGCCGTACGCGGTGCAGTTGGCCGCGTTCTACCGGCTGTGGCGCGTGGATTTCGACCGCGACATCGAGGCGGTCGAGACGACCGTGATGCACCGCCGCTACGGCTACGCGGGGACCGGTGACGTGTGGCTGTGGCTGCCGACCGGGCCGTACCGGCGGCGGCAGCTGTGGCTGATCGACTACAAGACGAGCGCTAAGAAGCCCGTCGACACGGTGTACAACGAGCAGCCGCTGCAGCTCGCCGCACTGCGGCACGCGCCCGAGTGGCTGCTGCCGGACGACACGAGCGAGCCGGCGCCGCGTGTGCACCGTACGGCGCTGCTGAACCTGCGACCGCGATCGCACCGGCTGATCGAGGTTCCGTCCGGCCGTGAGCAGTTCCGCGCGTTCCTCGGCGCGCTGCGCACCGCCCGATACCTGCACACCGCGCCCGGCTCGTACCCGACCGTCGTCCCGCCGTGGGCGCCGGGCGCCACCGACCGAAAGGCAGCCTGACATGGGCTCCCGAATCATGACCATGAAGCGGCAAGCGGCCGAACTCGGCCGTATCCGCACCGGCTACAGCCGGCCGAACCCGAAGCCGGACGGACGGCCGATCCCGGTCAAGTCCAAGACGTTCATCCTCACGTCGCACTCGCGCGAGTACGTCGCGGCCGCGGCCGAGCTGTACGGCGGCCGGGTCGAGCAGTGGACACCGCAGGGGCAGCCCGTCGCGCAGTGGCGGGTGATCACCGAGGCGACCGAGCTGCGGGCGATCCTGCCCGCCGGCGACCCGCTCGACCAGTCGTACGAGATGTGGTCGGGTGGCGGCTGCTCGCGGCGCTGCGACGGCGAGTTCGAGCGCATGACCCGACAGCCGTGCATCTGCCTCGCCCGGTACGGCGAGGACTGGCACGAGCGTCCCGCCGACCAGGTGTGCCGACCGACGTCACGCGTCAACGTGATGCTGCCCGACCTGCCCGATCTCGGCGTGTGGCGGCTGGAGACGAAGTCGTACTACGCGACCGACGCGCTCGCCGGCGGGCTCGACACCGTGCTGCAGGCGACCGGTGGTAAGGGCATGATGCCGGTCCGCATGTGGATCGAGCAGCGCACGGCGGTCCGCAACGGCAAGACGAAGCGCTATCAGGTCGTCATGGTCGTGCCGTCGCTGCCGAAACTCCGGCACGCCCTGTCGGGTCCGATCTCGACGGCGGCCGCGCTCGACCCGTCCAGCCTCGACCGGCCGGCGATCGAGGCGGCGCCCGCCGAGCAGCCGGTCGACTATCGACAGTTGGCGCGCGAGTGCCGGAACGCCGACGACGTGATCAAGGTGTGGCACCGGGCGCGGGCCGAGGGGCACGCGCACGACGTCGAGCTGCGCGACGATCTGCAGGCGATCGCCGAGGCCATCGCGCGCGGTGTCGACCCGCACACGGGCGAGATCGCCGACCAGGGCGGCGACGAGGACGACGAGGGCGTCGTCGACGGCGAGTTCGTCGACGACGAGCCGGCCGACACCGAACCGCCGGTCGCCGACGCGTCGTCGGTGTCGTGGCCTGCGGCCGCGCAGCCCGGACAGGGGGCGCGCTCATGACATGGCACCTGGGCCGTCTGGTCGCGTTCGACCTTGAAACGACGGGCGTCGACGTCGAGGCCGACAGGATCGTGACCGCTGCCGTGATCGGGCTCGCCGAGGGCGGCAGCACGCCGTACGAGTGGCTCGCCGACCCCGGTATCGAGATCCCGGCCGAAGCCACCGCCGTACACAAGATCACGACCGAGCACGCCCGCGAGCACGGCGAGCCGGCGCACCAGGTCGTCGACCAGGTCGCCGAGACGCTCGCCGTGTGGGTCGGCGAGGCCGGCGCCGCGGTCGTCGGGCATAACGCGCCGTACGACCTGACGCTGCTCGACCGCGAGTGCCGCCGCTACGGGCTGCCGACGCTGCACGAGCGGCTCGACGGCCGGCCGCTGCACGTGATCGACACGCGCGTACTCGATCAGCACGCCGTGCCGTACCGGCGGCGTGTGAGCGAGTCGCAGGGTGCGCGACAGCTCATCACCCTCGCCGGGTTCTACGGGCTCGACTGGGACGACGAGGCGGCGCACGGCTGCTCGTACGACGCGCTCGCCGCCGCCGAGATCGCCCGCCGGATCGGGTGGCTCGCGCACACGCCGCGCCGTCACTGGCCCGAGCACGTGCTCGCCGAGCGCCGGCTGCGGTTCCACGCGTTCCGCGACCTCACGCTCGCCGAGCTGCACGCCCTGCAGATCACGCTCGCCGCCGAGCAGGCGGCCGGGCTGCAAGCGCACTTCCGCAAGACGAATCCCGACGCCGTCGTCGACGGCGCATGGCCGCTGCGCCCCTGGCAGGCGCCGGCCGCCGACACCGAGGGGGCACCCGCATGACTCACGACCCGTTCGCGTACGCCCGGCTCGTCGACCTGACCGAGCATCCGCTCGTGCTGCTCGTCGACACCGAGGGCGGCGCCGAACTGATCGGCGAGGACACGGTCTGCCCGATCCGCACGGCGGCGCTGCTGCGGGTGATCGCGGCCGACCTGATCGCGTCGCACCCGCTCGGCCCGTGCACCCCGGTGCCGGAACCGCCGACGTGGGAGCGTCCGGCCGAGCCGCTGTACCCGCAGGCGGGCACCCTCGACCGCGCGCGGTCGCTGTGGACCGATGGCACCGGGCACGCGTGGGACTTGTCGGTGTGGTGGGGCGACGCGTACGGCCGGGCGTGGCGGTGGACTGGCGATCTCGACCGCACGTCGGGTGTGCCGATGATGCGCACCGAGTACCGGGCCGAGGTGCAGCCGCTCGACGTGCTGCGCGCTGTGTGCGGGCCGATCGCGCCGCTGGCGGGTGGTGCGGCATGACGGCGATCCCTGGTCTGCTGCTGCCCGGCTCGCTCGACCTCGACGACCGGCCCGCCGTCCCGGCCGGGTTCCGAGTGATCGGGCTCGACCTGTCGATCACCTCGACCGGCGTCGCACTGCCGGACGGCACGACGTTCCGGATCCGGACCCGGCAGAAGGACGGGCCGCGCCGCCTCACGGTCATACGCGACCGGCTGACGCCCGAGGTCGCCGAGCAGCGCCCGCACCTCGCCGTGATCGAGGATCTGCCGACGCGTATGCACCCGCGGTCACTCAAGCCGATCGCCGCGCTGCACGGGGTCGTTCAGGCGCTGCTGATCGACGCCGATGTGCCATGGGCGTACGTGCCGCCGCTCACGTTGAAGAAGTACGCGTGTGACAACGGCCGGGCGGAGAAATCCGACATGGCGGCGGCCGCGTACCTCGCCGACGGCGTGCAGTTCGCCGACGACAAGGGCGGCGACCAGGCCGACGCGTGGTGGCTGCGGACGGCTGGCCACGACTGGTGCGGGCTGCCGCTGTTCACCATGCCGCAGGCGCAGCGCGACGTATTGAGCAAGGCGGAGTGGCCTGAACGGTTCGCGCAGCAGGGCGTGATGGGGGCGGCCGCATGAGCCGGCACCGCAGCGCCGCGCCCGGCGCCTCGACGATCCCGGGTACGGCTGTCGCGCCGCCCCGGCCGACGATCGACGACACGATCCGTGCGACCGCCCGCCCGGTGCCGCCCGTCCCGGGGCAGCAGCCGCTCGTCGCCGACGGGCCGCTCATCGGCTCACTGTGCACCGGGTACGGCGGGCTCGACATGGCCGTGCAGGAGGTGCTCGGCGGCTCGCTCGGATGGGTGTCCGACATCGACCCGGGCGCCTGCCGGATCCTCGCCCACCGGCACCCGCACGTGCCGAACATCGGCGATCTGACCGTCGCCGACTGGCAGCAGATCGTCGACACGTTCGGCCGCCCGTACGCGGTGTGCGGTGGCTACCCGTGCCAGCCGTTCTCCCTCGCCGGCGAGTTGAAAGGAACCGATGATGAGCGGCACCTCTGGCCCTTCATTGCCCGTGCCCTTGGGGTTCTTCGACCCCGATACGCGATCTTTGAGAACGTCGCGAATCACCTTCGAGTCGGCTTCGATACTGTCCTCTGCGACCTTGCCGACCTCGGGTTCGATGTTGAGTGGTGCGTTGTACGCGCGGACGAGGTCCGTGCTCCCCACCAACGGCGCCGCCTGCTCGTCCTCGCCACAGCTTCCGACCCCCAGGGCCCGGGACTGGAAGGGGCAGGGGTACGAGGATCAGTTGCCGAACGTGGTGGCGCTGCTGCCGACTCCCCGGACCTCGGACACGAACGGGGTGGGCGCTCACGGGGAGGGCGGTCCCGACTTGCGGACGGCAGTGTCATTGCTGCCGACCCCGACAGCGGCCGACGGGGACCGGAGCAGCCCGACGTACGCCCGGGGCAACCCAACCTTGCAGGGGGCGGCGGCGAGCCTGACTGCCCCACCTGCGGATGCCCCGAGTCCTTCCACGACAGCGGCGGATTCTGCGCCGGTTGCCACAGCTGCACCGACCCCGAACTCGGACGGCCCGGGGAAGCTGCTGCCAACACCGACGGCGTCGTCGCCGGCCACAACGGCGAACTTCCGGCCGGACGGCACCCCGTACAGCGAGGGATACGGGCCGACACTCCTCGATGCGGTTCGCCTGCTACCGACGCTGCGGGCGACGGATGGGGAGAAGGGCGGACCGAACCAGCGCGGCAGCAAGGGCGACCTGACGCTGCCTTCGGCGGCGCATCGGATTGGGGCGAGTATGCCCCGGCGATCGCGCGGTGGGAAGCGGCGACCGGCCGCCGTGCCCCCTGGGCAACTGACGATCGACGTCGGCTCAGCCCCGAGTTCGTCGAATGGATGATGGGTCTGCCGCGCGGCTGGGTCACCGCCGTGCCTGGCCTTTCCCGTACGCAGCAACTCAAGGCGCTCGGTAACGGCGTCGTCCCCCAGCAAGCGGCCGCGGCGCTGCGCATGCTGCTCGCCCGCTCGCGTAGCACCAGGCGGCACGCGGCATGACGACCGGGATCGGGCCGACGATCGGCAACCCGCATCCCGGCTACGGGCTGCGGGTCCGGTTCGACAGCAAGGCGAGAGACCTCGCCGCCGCGGACTTCACGTGCCCCTGCGGGCACGCCGAGGACGCCGTCGGACATGCCGAGGTCGAGGCGCTGGTGATCCGGTACGGCCGGCACCGCCGAGACGCCTGCCCGATCCCCGAAATCCGTGCAGCCGGCGCACGCGAGTACGCCGCGCTGCAGCACTCCCAGGCCAAGCGACGAAGGAAGTAGCACATGCCCAGGTTGGACAAGGATGCGGCGGTCGAGGTCAAGCTCGACAGCGCCGCTGCGATGCTCGAAGCGTCGCTCACCGAGGAGCAGCGCCGCGGGCTGTTCGAGCACCCCGGGATGTGCGTGCTCGTGATCGCCGAGCTGCGGTCGGTCACGTACACCGGGCACGCGAAGGACGAGGACAAGTCGCCGCAGGTCAAGCTCAGGATGACGCTCGTCGAGGCGGCACGCGACGACGACCAGACCCGGCAGATCACCGAGGTGATGCGTGCGATGTGGCGGCGCCGGCAGATGGACAACACCCTTGACGAGATCGGGCCCGGCGGCACGGTCGTCGAGGACGCGGTCGCCGCGGCGCTCGCCGCGCACCCGACCGAGACCGAGTACGAGGCGCACGAGCAGATGAAGCAGCGGCGCCGCCGGTCGAGGGTCGAGCAGCACTGATGCCGTACGGCCCGAGCAGCAGTGGCGGCGCGCGCCGAGTGCGCTGCCGCTGCGGTCGCACCGTGCTGCGGCAGTTGGTCGGCAACCGGGCGGCGCTCGACGTCACCGCGGACGCCGACCCGCTGTCCGCGGCGGCGGCGGCCGAGCTGCGCGAGCCGAACCGTCTCGACTGGTGCGTGAGGCAGCGCAAGGGCGGTCCCGACCTCGGGTGGGTCGACCGCAGCCACCCGGCCGACTGCCCGCACCCTCACGTGATCGACCACCAGTGCACGACACCTCGCGGCACTGCCCACGCCCACGGGCGAGGGCAGCGTCGCCCCTCGGTCCCCCGGGGACAGCTCACCCTCGACGCGTAGGAGCACCACCCATGTCATGGTTCGCCGTTGACGACAACGCGTGGTCACACCCGAAGATCGTCGCCGCCGGGAACGCGGCGCTCGGGCTGTGGCTGCGCTGCGGCGCCTACGCGGCGCAGCACCTGACCGACGGCATCGTGCCCGGTGTCGTCGTCAAGATGTGCAAGGGCAGCCCGGCGCAGGTGCGTCGGCTCGTTGAGGCGGGGCTGTGGCACGAGCACGGGCACACCTGCCCGCACCCGCAGTGTGTGCAGCCCGCGCCGGGCGACTACTACATGCACGACTACCTCGCCCCGTACAACCCGTCGCGGCGTGAGGTGCAGGCTCGGCGGGACCGTGAGGCGGAGAAGAAGCGCCGGTACCGGGGCCGGGCCGAGCAGCTGCCCCTCGACGACGGGGAGCCGGGCGACCAGGGCGCCCCGCCGCCGCGGCCGCCGAAGCGGACCGGCACCGGTGCCGGTCCGATCCCGGAGGGCTGGCAGCCGAGCGACGACGACGTCGCCGCCGCGCAGCTCGCCCGGGTTGACGCCGGTCGGCCGCAGCTCACCACCCAACAACTCGCCGCTGTGACACGCAAGTTCGTGCGCCGCATGCGCGACGACGGCAAGACGGCGGCCGCCACCGCGTGGGGCGGCCGCTGGCAGCAGTGGGCCGAGACCGAGCGCACCGAGCTGGCCGGCGGCGGCAACGTCGTCCCGCTGCCCGGCGCGATGACCAAGAGCCAACAGCAGCGTGCCGGCCTCGACCGGCTGCGCGACCGGCTGAACGGAGGAACTGCCTCGTGACCGTTGACGAGACCCTTGAACTCCTGTCGCAGATCGCCCTCGTCGACGACCGCGTCGTGCGGCTCGACGAGACCGAGCAGGCGGCGCAGCTCAGCATGTGGGCGGCGATCCTGCGCGACATCCCCCTCGACTTCGCTGGGCAGGCGGTCGGCGAGCACTACGCCGAGTCGGCGTGGCCCGTGATGCCGAAGGACATCGCCGAACGGTGGCGCAAGGCAGCACGCGCCCGCCTCGACCGGCACGTCGGCACGTTCGAGCCGTCCGCGCACCCGCACGTCGACCCCGACGAGCGGTACGGCAATGCGTTCGCCGCCGCGCTGCGCGCCGAGCGTGAGCGGGTGTGGCGCGGCGCTGGCGACCCGATCGAGCTGCGGGCGTTGCTCGCCGGCTCCGAGCCCGTCGCCGCTGGCCGCCCGAACGACGAGTACAGGCAGGCTCGCGAGGCGCTGCGGGCGGCGCGCGAGGCGGCGCGCACCGTGCCGCAGGAGTCCGGGGCGGCGTCGTGACTGCCCACCGCGCGCGCGCCGAGGACGTGCCCGACGGCACGTTCGGCGGCGCCCGGCCGCGCCGCCACGAGCAGCGGCAGCGCGGGCCCGACCCCGACGCGGGTCGGCACCTCGCCGAACTCGCCGCTGCCGTCCGCGAGATCGACCACGACCGCGGATACGGAGTGAACCTCCAGTACCGACCGAAGGAGTCCGCAACATGACCGAGCCCGCCGCCGTCGGGTACCTCGGCGTCGCCGCCCTGGTCGCCGCTGTGTGCGTCGTCATCTGCCTCGTGGCTGCCGCGGTGACCGCCGTGGTCGACCGTCGCACCCCTGCTGAAGATCGGAAGGACGAACATGCATGACACCGAGCGGCCCATGACATCCGTTGAGGCGCTGCTGCAGTTCGCCCGCGCCCACGTCGACGACGCCGCGGCGCAGGCCCTCGTCGACGACGCTGCCCGCGAGTTGTCCGGCCGCACGATCGTCCGGCCCGAGCAGCAGCTCGCACCGCGCCGGTTCGTGCTGCGACGCCACAAGGACATATCCGGGATCAGCGGGGTCGGCGACGTCGCCGACGGCGTGCTGTGGCCCGATGGCACCGCCTCGATCCGGTGGCGCGGCGAGCACCCGAGCGTCGTTTTCTGGGATCGCGGCCGCGTGTCCGTCGAGATGATCCACGGGCATCAGGGCGCGACCGAGATCGTGTGGCTCGACGAGGACGACGAGCAGCCCGCGACGCCGACGGTTGCGGGTGCGTCGCTGAAACTGCGGCGGGTCCTCGAACACTCCCTGCGGCGGCCGGTCCCGTGCCCGGAGTGCTCGCGCACCGCGCCGTGCTCGTGCGGCATCGAACGCACCGAGCCCCGCCTCGACGCCGTGCTCGGCGCGCTCGCGCCGTGGCTGAACACCGGGGCGGGCGACGCGGAATGAGCGACGAGTACGAGCCCGACTACCTCGACGAGTTCGACCCCGACAACGTCGAGCAGCTCGCCGAGCTGTCCGACGACGAACTCGCCGAGGTCCTCGACGGTGTGTACGACCGGACCCCGCTCGCCGGCTACTGCACGCCCGTGACCCGGCGCAGTAAGCCGCGGGCGTTCGGCCGGCCCATGGTCGATCTGCCGCCGCTGTAGCCCACCCAACTATCCACAGCCTGTGAGGAATTCGACCATGACCGGCCCGAGTAGCAACCCGCGCGGCGAGCACGCGCCGCGCCCCGGCGTCACGTGGGAACGGGAGATCGCCCGGACCGAGGTCGTCGTCGACGACGGCGCCACCGACCCCGCCCCACCGAACCGCGAGACGCGCCGCGCGCTCGCACGAGCCCGACGCAAGAGGAAGTGAACAGCGGCGGGGCGCCCCATCGCCGGCAAGCACCGGGCGCCCCCGCCACCCCTTCGCGGTGTGATCAGCCTACGCCCCCAGCACCACACGGAGCGCTCACCATGCACACCGCCCGTCGCACCCCCGCCGACGACCTGCACATCGTCATAGACCACTGGAACGACCTGCGCGACATGCTCGACACCATGACCCCGCCCGTCGACCGGGCCGACTACCTGCGCCGCCTCGAACAGCACGACCGCGACGAGGCGGCGGCCGCGCTGCAGCACGCGCAGCACCTGATCACGCACACCGACGAGCACGGCCGGCCGCAGTACGAGTGCCTGCACTGCGACTACGTCGGCGAGGGCCGCGCCCACCTGCCGCGCGCCGACCGCGACGCCGTCGTGCTCGGCGAGCGCCCGGTGCCGCTGCGGCTGCACGTCGTCGACGCCTGCCGCGCCGTCGAGGCGGCGCTCGTCGCGCTCGCCGACGAGATCGCCGCCGAGGTGCAGCCCGCCACGCTGCCGCCGCTGCGCCCGGTGAAGCACGGCGGGTACGCCACGCGGCGCGAGGCGCAGGTCGCCGCCGATGACCGTGCGCGCCGCGCGTCGCTGTCGGTGCTGGACTCGGCGAGCCCGCTGCGCTGGTCGTACACGACCGGTCGTACCGCGGTGCGCGCTGCGGTGTGGCTGCTCGACCAGGTCGAGCAGCAGTCGGGGTACTGCAAGCCCCTGTCACCCGGGCACCGGGCGCGGATCGCCCTGATCGCCCGGGAGGCTGCCCGGCGGATCGAGCGGACGATCGGCGGGGTCGGCGCCCGGCACTCGGTCACGCTCGACCGGCCGTGCCCGTACTGCGGCGACGACTTGACGCTGCACCGCGGCGGCGGGCTCGACGACGTCGTCGTGTGCGCGGGCGCCGGCTGTGAGGCGCCGGTCGGGCTCGTCGGCGGGTGGCGCACCTGGTCGACGCCCGAGCAGCTCTCCGCGCTGCAGCGGGACCTCGACGCTGCGGCGCGGCGCCGCAAGCGGGCTGAGGCGCGGGCGCGACAGCGCGCCGCAGCACGGGCTCAGCAGGGCGCCGCAGCGTAGCCGCGGACACAGCAACGGCCCCCGCCAATCGTGGCGGGGGCCGTTTTACGTGGGTCAGTTCTCGGGTTCGCTCTTGGGTTTCTTGCCGCGCTCGCCCGCCTCGATCTGCTGCACCCTCGCGAGCGACAGCCCGAGTTTCGCGGCGATCTGCCGATAGCTGATGTTCTGCGCGCGCATCGCGACGACGGCCGCCTGCCGGATCTGCCGCAGCCGCGCTTGCTGGTCGGGCAGTTCCGCGAGCAGCCGGCCCGCCTTTCGTGCTCGCTCGGCTGGGTCGTCGAGCGCTTCGAGCGAGTCAACCGCTTCGAGCACGATCCGCACCTCTCTTTCGTCGTCCGGCTGATCGGCCAACGCTGTCCCCTTCCTGTCGGGGCGCGCTCACAGTGGACACCGTATAGCGGGCGCTGTACGGTGTCCATCGTCCGCTGTACGGCGGATCGAGCGCCTTACCCGTGCTCACCTGCAAGACGGCCCCGGTCGGTGTGTGAAGGCCCGACCGGGGCCGCGCCCGACACCCTGCCGTGAACAGGAGTCAGACCGGTGAATCGTACCGACGACCCGCCCCCCGAGACCGAGCAGTCGCAGACCCCGCCGCTCGACGGCCCGCTCGCCAACGAGGACGACCTCGACCGCGTGCTGAACGACTGGCCGCCCGCCGACTACCCGACGACCCGCTGAAAGGGCCCCGTCATGGGAGAGAAGTTCTGGAACGGCCTTGGCATTCTCGCCTCGATCGCTTCCGGCGTATTCGCCGTCGTCTGGATGACGACCCACTGATCACCTCTCTGACCGGCCCGCGCATCCCCGCCCCCCGAGCCCGCCGCTCACAAAGGGAGAACCATGATCCGCATCATGCGGGCTGCCACTCTGGCTGCCCTGCACACTGAGACCGAAGCGGCCCGAGCCGAGGCAGCCCGGTCCGTGAAGGACGCCGCTGCGGCCGCCGAGGAAACGGTCCGCGCCCGCGCCGACCTCGCCGACCTGCGTGCCACGCTCGCCCGCGTCGAGGGCGAACTCACGCACCTTCGTACTCAGCAGCACCTCGACGCCGAGGACCGTGTCGCGCTCCGGATGCTGCTCCGCACGGCTCGCAAGCAAATGGCCGCTCGCGACCAGGTGTACGTCCTGTTCCGGCGCGGCGAGTTGCACAGCATCCACGCCAGTCAGGAATCCGCGGAAGGCGCCGCCGAGGCCGAAGGAGCGTCCCGCGACGGGTGGGTCGCATTCGCCTCCGGTGCCTCGGTGCCCCCGGCCGCCGAGGTCGCATGGAGAGTACAGCGGCTCCCCTTCAGCACCGTCTGACATCCCTACCGGAGTCGGCCCATACCCGCGCCGGGCTGGCTCTATCACGGAGGAATCGTGTTCAAGAACGTCGGCCCGCAGGTGCCGTACTCCATCGGCGGCCGGGTGCACATGGTCACCCCGCCCCGCCCCACACCGCCGCGCAACCCCGACCGCATGCTGCTCGGCGCGATCACTGCGGCCGCTTCGCTCATGCTCGCCGCCTGCATCATGTGGGCGACCGTCAACGGCGGCGAACTCCTGTCGCGCATGGTCCCCGAGTGGGCGGCGTACGGCGCCGCCGCCGTGTTCGACGGCGCGTGGATCATCTGCCTCGGGCTCGAATGGGTTGCCCGGCACCACCCGCAGCAGGCCAACGCGCCCCGCATCGCCGGATGGGTGTTCCTCGCGCTGTCCGTGGCGGCGGTCGTCGTGAACGGGCGCACGCACGGCTCGCTCGCGGTCGGGGTGGTTGGCGCAGGCGTTTCCGCGATCGTCAAAGTTGTGTGGACACTGCTGCTCGCCCACTACGCGACGCCCCTCGATCCCATGACGCAGCAGTGGGTCGACCAGGAACGCGCGCAGCTCGCGGCCGAGCGGGGGCTACTGCAGGTGCAGGTCGACAACCTGCACGCTCGCGCGTACCTCGCCGGGCAGCACGCCGCCCTCGGGCTCACCGAGCCGCCGACCCGACCGGCACCGCAGATCGATGCGGCGCCCGCAGCAGAGCCCGCCGCACCGCCTGTTGCGCCCGCCGCAACACCTGTTCCCGCAGGTCACGTGTACGGTGCCGCACCGGCCGCCGCACCCGTGGACGACCCGGTGCAGCTCGCCCGCATCATCGACGCCGCACTCGCCCGCGACGGGCTGAACAAGGCCGACATGGTGCGCGCCGTGATCGGTGCGGCCCCGCACCTGTCGGCCCGCGAGGTCGCCGAGGCGATCGAGACCCGGCGCGGCGTGAAGGTCGGGGCGTCGTACGTCCGCACGATCCGCACCGGCCGCGCCAAGCCGCCCGCCACGCAGCCGGCCGCCGGCGGCGAACCGCCCGCGCCGGGCCGCGGCAACACCGCCGGACCGTACCTGTGACCGAGCAGCAGCCCGAAAGGGACCACCTGATGCGCGCCGTGCTCATCCTCGCCGCCGCCGTGACCGCCCTGGTCGTCGTCCTGCTCGCGCCCCACCTGCCGTACCGGCGCATCCTGCGCGGCTTGCTCGTGACCGTCTTGGTCGGGCTGCTGCTCGCCTCGTACGCGCTCGCCCTGCACTGAAGGACATCACCATGTCGTCGAAGCCCATCGTTCCGACCCGGATCATCCCGGCCGGTACGCCGCTGCCCGCCCCGGCCGCGCCGCCGCCCGCTCCGCCGGCGCCCCCGGCCGGACCGCCCGCCGGCGGGTGGCCGCCGAGCGCTCCCCCGCCCCGGCCCCCGGCGCCGCCTGCCGCGCCCGACATCATCGTGCACGCCACGATTCACCTTCCCGTGCCGGACGAGCCCGCCCCAGCACCCGGTATCCGCTGGTGGCAGACGTTCCGGATCGGCTACAACCTCGCCTGCTCCCTCGTCGCGCTGCCGCTCGCCTCACGGTGGGCCGACGTCCTCGCCGACGCCCGCACCGCGGCCGGACTCGCCGGCGCGTGGGTGATCGCCCTCGTGCCGCTCGGCGTCGTCGCCCTCGTCGACAACACGCTCGCCGTGACCGCCGCGAACTGCGCGCCGCGGCTGTGGCTCCCCCGCATCAGGGCCGCCGCATCCCGTGTGGCGCTGTGGGCGCTGCTCATAGGCACCGCTATCGCGCTGCCCGTCATGACCGTCGTGTACGTCATCACAGGAGTCCGCTCGTGATCACCCTCGCTGCCGGCGCGCAGCTCACCACCGGCACCCTCACCACGGCCGGACTCGCCGTCGGCGTCGGGCTGTTCGCCACCGAGCACGTGCGCTGGTGGCGCGGCGGGGGCGGGGGCGCCGCGGCGGGCGGGGGACCCGGCGGGGCCGCAAAGGACCCGAAGGCACTGATTCCGTTCTGGTTCGGGGTCGCGTTCGGCACGCTCGCCGTCGCCTGCCCGGCCGGGATGCTCGGCGCCGGCGCCGGGTTCCTGCGCTGGGGCGGCAACGGGCTCGGCGGGTGGGTCATGTCGACCATGACCGGGCAGCACGCAACCGCCGTCGCGCAGGCGTCGGCGCCCACCCTCGACGAGTACGGGGCGCCGGTCGTGACCGCGCTCGTGTTCGTGCTGTGGGTGCTGCGCAAGACGTTCGGTAAGCAGCCGAAGGGCAGATGGTGGCGCGGCGTGTGGGCCGGGACGCTGCTCGCGATCGGCACCGGCACGTTCGCGATGATCGGGAATCTGGTCGTGCCCGGCGCCAACGACCTCGGCGCCTGGGCGGTCAACGGGCTCGTGCACGGGACGCTGCTGTGAGCGCCACACCGACCACCGTGCAGTGGATACGGAACGCGGCGCAGCGCGTCAGCCGCGGCTCGGGGCGCCTCACCCTGTGGCTCGCCCGCCACATCACCCGACGCGGCGCCGACCGGCTGCGCGCATGGGGGAGCGGCGTACGAGCGTGGCTCGGCGAGACGTCCGGCTTCAACTGGCTGCTGCGGGCGGCGTGCCTCGTCGTTCTCGGACTCATCGCCCGCGAGGCGCTGCTCGCCGTCGCTGGCGCGGCCGCTCACCGGGCCGACGCAGTCGTCTCGCGGCTGATGTGGCCGGCGTCGCTGCTCTGGCTCGTCGTCGCGTACCGGATGGGCCGCGAGGACTGGCGGCCGAGCGACGAGCAGCCCGAGCCCGTCGAGCCCGTCGAGCAGCAGCCCGAGCACGACCAGGTCGCCGCCGAGCCCGCCCCCGTGCGCGCCGAGCGGCCGCTGCCGACCCCCGTGCAGCTCGCGCTCGCCTTGCACGAGGTCGGCGCCCCGCACGCGCAGCTCGTGCCCCTCGCCGCCGTCCTCGGCACCACCACCGACCGCGTGCGGCAGGCGTGCGCGGCCGCCGGTATCCGCATCCGGGGCGGGGTGCGTATGGAGGGGCGCAGCGTGTCGCCGGGCGTCGCCGCCGAGGACTTCCCGCCTCGGCCACACCTTCCCTCCCCTGCCCGACCGGGCGCCGACGAGGCGTTGTTGGGCGGCGTGACCAGCAACAACAACGACAACAACGCGACAGCGGTTCCGATCCGAGAGGGGTTGCTGCTGATCACTGACGACGCCGACAACCCGTACCGCCACCACGTGCACCACATCGCGAAGGGCTGACCCCCCATGCCCAAGTACACGTATCAGTCGGCGCCGGGTCTACGGATCCGCACCACGAACTATCCGGGCACCGCGCAGGAGTTCGCCCAGGCCCTTGCCGAGGACTGCCGCGCCGACCACGGGGTCGAACCGGACGTGCGCGTCTGGCTCGGCGAGGGACCGGTAACCGATCCTCCCGCCGCAACCGCCCACTAACTCACACCCACCGTATGAAGGGATGGCCCATGCCGACCCGGTACGCCTACCTGATCCACCGCACCGACCCCGACCCCGACCGCGACGACGACCGGCGCGTCATGTCCCGAGGCACGATGCGCCTCGACGACGGCGCCGACCTCGGCGAGGTCGCCCGCGAGCTGCTCGCCGAAAACCGCAGCCTCCACAGCTTCTACGGCGGGTCGCGCCGCTGCTGGCTGTGGCCGTTGCCCGACGGCGAGACCGTGCCACGCATCCCGCCCGCCGGCGTCGAGCCGGTCGACGGCTGACCCCACATGCCCCGGGGGCGGGCCGCATCCGCCAAGACACCGGCCCGCCCTCGGTCACCTATCCCGCACGAGACAGGAGCGCCCATCATGGCACTCGGATTCCCCAAGCCCATCAGCAAGGACGACCCCAGGCTGAAGGGACACGAGACCGACTACAGCGCGTCGCGCGGCGGTTGGGTGAAGCGCCCGCCGCAGCCCGTGCCCGGCACACCGAAGACGCCGAAGCAGTAACGCCACATCCCGCCACAGCCGCGCCCCGTGCTGCCACACTCGCTGCACGGGGCGCTGTCACAAGAGGATCGGCGCCCGGCCGATCGACCAGTCGAGAGGGAGCACCATGAGCCAGTTCGAGCCCGACAGCGACCAGGACCCGGACGCCGAGCGCGACACCCTGCTCGGCCAGCACTTCCCCGGCCTGGACGAGAAGTCCGCCAACGCGGTGCGAAAGGAGATGGCCCGCCGGAAGGCGGCCGGCCTGCCGGAAGTACCTGAGATGCACTGGGAGGACTGAGCAACATGCCGCAGCGCCCCGTACCGCACCCCTCGCGGTACGGGGCGCCGTCACGAGAGGATCACCCCCATGAAGGTACGAATCGAGGCACAGCTCGCGCTCAATGGCACGGTGCGCTGCGAACTTGTCATCACCGGCCCGGACGGCACCGAGGCACACCTGCCGGCCCGGTTCACCGAGCCCGACGACGAGGGCGTGCTCGCGCTGCTCGCCGGCGGCACTCCGTTCGACATCGAGGTCGACGCGCCACTGCTGCGGTCCGTCAGTGTTGACGCCGGCCGGCTCGTCGACGTACGCGGCACGGGGGCGTGACCGATGCCTAAGAAGATCGAGCACGTACCCGCGGGCAAGCACATGACCCTCGACGAGATCGCGCAGTTCGTCGCCGACGCGTTCGCAGCCGGCGCAAACGGCGCCGACGTACCCACGGGCCGGCTGTCCTTCGGTGGCAAGCTGCAGCAGCTCGTCGTCAAGGTTGCCGACACCAAGTAGCACCGCCCGCCCCGCTGCGCCCCGCCCCGCACCCCTCACGGTGCGGGGCGTAGTCGCGAGAGGATCGCCCCATGCGCTGGTGAGCCGCAGCCCCTGCCACTGCGTACGACGCCCCGTCTGGCACCTCGCCGGGCGGGGCGTCGCCGTATCCCCGACTCGGGCAGATGGGATATCAGGGACACGCGCCGCATGTGAGTTGCGACACATTTCTACTGGGCGGTAAGAGCAGCGCTCACGCCCCGCCCGGCTCCCCGGATCGCAGGGGTCCGCGCGCATTCTCGACGCAATCTGAAACGAAACTCGACGAAAAATGGAACGAAAATCGATCGAGTTTCACGTCAAAAAAATCACGTCACCGCAGGTCAACGCGATCTGTCCCCGGGGGACTCCCGAGTCCTACGCGCGCGCGTGTTCCCCTCCCCTCCCCTCCGCTATGGGTGGCCGTAGAGAGAGACCTACCGGTAGTAGGTGGGCGCGCGAGCACATCGCTCACTCTCCGAACCCGCCCCGAGATGACTTGCGAACCCCCCGAACCTGTCGCACTCTGAGGGCGCAAGACGACCGCTGCCCAGACAGCGAAGACACCGCCCCCGACGCCACTGGCCGGGGGCGTTCGTGTATCCCCCGACCGCCGGTCGCCCCGTGACCGGCCCGGCGCCGCCTCTCCCCTCGTGAGGCGGCGCCCACAAACTCCGCGCAGCGCAGGAACACACCACTAGGCAAGGCGGGTTGCTGGCTGCGACTGCCCCCTGCGCTGCGCGGCACTACCAACTCGCCGATCACGCGGGCACCATGGACCCTTCACCCAGAACCGAAGGGGCACCACCATGTTCGGCAAGAAGAAGACCGACGAGGAGAAAGCCGCCGCCAAGCGGCTCAGCCGCATACGCGTCGCCGCCGCGGCCGCCGGCGTGACCGTCATCGGCGACAAGTTCCACCAGGCCGGGCAAGAGCCCATCCCCGTCGAAGGCTCACGGGTCACCATCGAGCTTGGCGAGGTCGCCCGAAAGCGGATCACCGCGACGCGGGTCGCGCTCACGGGGATCTTCGCGCTGTGGCTGAAGAAGGACGAGTCCAAGCTGTACATCACGGTCGAGCACGACCAGGGCGTGATCCTCTACCCCGTCGCCGCGAAGAAGGAGCCGCAGGCGCGGGTGTTCGCCACCCTCGTCAACGGCGAGTAGCGCCCCACGGGGGGCGGCGCGCACGCCCCCCGTCGCACACCCCCCGGCCACTCGACGCCCCCTCGGCCACGCCCCCGACAGGAGGACCGCCCCTCATGCGCCTACACCTGTCGGACGGCACACACGAGATCGAGATCGACGGCCGCGGCATCCCGCTCGCCGACGCCGAGGCCGCAGCGCTCCGACTGTCGACCACCTTCGTGATGGCCCGGCCGACGAGCAACCCGCCGAGCAGCAGCACGCATTCGGGTACGCACGCGACCTCGACCTCGACCGCGTCAGCCTCGACAGCAGCACCGAACGAGCCGACCCATACGACGACGGATGCGACCAGGACGACGAGGACGACGAGACATGAGCGGCGGCTGGGAAGGCAGCAACAGACGCAACGAACTGCCGCCGAACTGGCACACCGTCATCCGGCCGGCCGTGCTGCAACGCGACGAGTACCGGTGCCGCAACCGGATCGACGGCTACGTGTGCGGACGGCGGGCGAACCAGGTCGACCACATCGGCGACAAGCACGATCACCGGATCGAGATGCTGCAGGCGCTGTGCGAGGACTGCCACAACCGCAAGAGCAGCAGGCAGGGCAACGAGGCCCGTTGGGCGGTCAAGATGCGACGCCCGGCCGAACGTCATCCCGGACTGCTGTGAGGCGCTGTACGGCGATCTGCCGGGCGATCTCGACCCCTGGGGGGTGACTCCCCCCGGGGGCCGATCTGAGCCCCGGGAGGTGCTGCGGCTGTCCGTCTGTACGGGTCTGGGGAAAACGGCCACGCTGCGGGGCGTGGTTGGCGCGCTGGGCGGCGCGCAGGGGTGCGGCAGGCTGATTTGATGGCGCGCGGATAGGGGCCCGCAGATCGCCTCTCAGCCTGCCGCCCCACCGATACGAACTCGATATCCGCAGGTCAGGGCGCTAAAAGCGTACGCTGCGATATCATGGACCCATGACGACGAGGCGCACCTGCGAGCACTGCGAGGGCCCGATGCCGATCACGGCTCGGCGTCACGCGCGCTTCTGCAAGCCAGCGTGCCGCGCCGCCGCGCACCGCGCAGCGCGCACCATCCCGGCCGAACTCACCAGCCGACCGCGGTGGATCCGGCGCACCGAGCGGAAGGTGCCGGTCACCGTCGACGGCTCGGCGGCGAGCAGCACAGACCCGGCGACCTGGTCGACGTACCGCGACGCTGCCCGCTCGTCGGCGGGTGCCGGGCTCGGGTTCGTCCTCGACGGCGACGGGATCGTCGTGCTCGACCTCGATCACTGCCTCGTCAACGGCGAGGTGCTGCCGTGGGCACAGGGCGTACTCGACGCCGCCGGCCCGACCTGGGTCGAGGTGTCGCAGGGCGGCGACGGTCTGCACGTCTGGGGGCGCGGCGCGCTGCCCGGCGGCGCGGGGCGCCGGCTGCGGCTGGGCGACGGCACGGTCGAGGTGTACGACCGCGGCCGGTACATCGCCGTCACGGGGCGGACGTTTGGCGGCACGCCGCGGCGCCTCGATGACCTGCAGCACGTGATCGACGAGGTGTGCGCATCGTGACTGCCGAACCGATAACACCGCAGAGCGTCGAGGCGGCACTCGCCGAGGTACTCGACGCGATCGGCGATGACGAGGTCTACGCCGACGCTCGGCGGGCTCTCCTGTACGCACGCGATGTACTGCGCCGCGGCACAACTGCGGAGGTTCACGGCGCCCTACAGAGGGCGTGGGCACTGCTCGACGAGGCGTGCCCGATCGACCCGGAGCTGTAGCGCCCCCGACACGGGTCGCGCTGCGGCGCTCACCCGACACGGGAGGTACAGCACATGACACGCCTGCAGATCCTCGGACTGCCCGAGGGATCGGGCGACGAGCGGCCGCCGTTCGTGCTCGTCGTCGACCAGTACGATCCGCCCCTCGGCGCGGGCAGCGCCGATGCCGTCGACCGGTGGCGGGCGCAGTGGCAGGACGTCGCCGGCCGGATCGGCGCGCGCTGTGTGATCGCGACGACCGAGACGATCGAAATCCCGGCGAACGAGGTGCCGCTCGACCCGGACGGCTACCCGGTGCGGCTGCGGGTCGAGGCAGATCTGACTAGGTTCCGCGAGCAGGTCGACGAGGCGCTCGCGGATGTGCAGCGCCGCACCACGACGCTGCGCGAGCGCGCTGAGTGGGCCGAGGCCGAACGGGTCGCTGCCGACGACATGCTGCGGGCCGTCTGCGAGGTGTTCGGCGGCCCCCATGTGGACCCCGTCTTGAAGGCGCGCGAGACGCTGGCGCGTGCCGAGGCGGCCGAGGAGAAGCTCGCGGCGCTCGGCAAACAGGACATCGAGCGCATGGTCCAGGTGACCGACGCACTCGGGCTCGACCGGCTGCGCGACTGGGACGAGATCGTCGAGGCTCTTGAGCGGCGGTACCGGCTCGGCGGCATGGAAGAGAGGCGGCGCGGCTGATGGCAGGCAACGGACCGGCACCCAAGGACCCGAACCGTCGGCAGCGCCGAAACAAGGACGTCGTTCCGCAGACCGTGCTCAGGTGGGAGCGCGCCGAGGCGCCCGAGCTGCCCGAGTTCCGGATCGAGCGCGACGGCGACCTCGTCGAGTTCGTGTGGCCCGAGCGGACCCGCGAGTGGTGGCAGATGTGGATCGACTCGCCGCAGTCGGATCACTTCGGTTCGTCCGACTGGCAGTACCTGCTCGACACCGCGCTGATTCACGCCCGGCTGTGGCGGGGCGATCTGTCGGCGGCCGGTGAACTGCGGCTGCGGGTCGCGGCGTTCGGGGCGACGCCCGCCGATAGGGCGAGGCTGCGCATGGTGTTCGCCGAGGCGGACGGCGCCGACGGCGGCAGCGGCCGGTCGGGCGGGCCGTCGGCTCGTGAGCGGTACGGGAACCTGCGGCCGATCAACGGGGGGAAGGCCGCCGCGGGCGGCGAGACGTAGCAAGGGGACGTCATGCCGTGGCGCGGCCCGGAGTACGAGGGCGAGTTTCCGACGCTCGGTTGGTACGTCATCGACTGGATGATCGAGAATCTCGCGCAGCCCGGCCGTGATGACGGGGCGCCGTACATCCCCACGAAGGAGATGGCCGAGTTCCTGCTGCGGTACTACGAGCTGCACCCGGTGACCGGCAAGCGGATTATTCACCGGGCGCTGCTCAGCCGGCCGCGTGGCTGGGGCAAGTCGCCGTTCGTCGGGGCGATCGCGCTCGCCGAGGCGTGCGCCGACGTGGTGCCGGACGGGTTCGACGCGTACGGCGAGCCAGTCGGCCGGCCGTGGCACTCGGTCCGTACGCCGCTTGTGCGCATCGCGGCGGTGACCGAGCAGCAGACCGACAACACATGGATCCCGTTGTTGGAGATGGCGCGGGGTCGGTCGCTGTCGACCGACTACGGACTCGACGTCCTCGACACCGTGATCTACCTGCCGCGCGGCGAGGTCTCCCCGATCACGTCCAGCGCTACGTCAACGAAGGGCGACCCCGCGTGCTTCGCCTCGCTCGACCAGACTGAGGAGTGGACGGCGTCGAACGGCGGCGTCCGGCTCGCGAAGGTCATGCGGCTGAACGCCGCGAAGTTGGGCGGCAGCCTGATCGAGACGCCGAACGCGTTCACGCCGGGCGTGGGCTCCGTGGCCGAGCAGTCGGCGGCCGACTATCAGGCGATCCTTGACGGCCGGTCGCGGGCGCGCGGCATCCTGGTCGATCATCGGGAGGCGCCGCCGGACACGGACCTCGCCGACGAGCGGTCGCTCGTGGCCGGGCTGCGGTACGCGTACGGCGACAGCTCGGATCATCCCGACGGGTGCGTGCTGCACGACCCGCCGTGCGCGCCCGGCTGGTCGCCGATCGAGCGGCTCACGAGCGAGTTCTACGACACGAGCAATGAGCCGCAGGATCTGCGCGCCGACCTGCTGAATCAGATCACGCACGCGGCCGACGCGTGGCTGTCCGAGCCCGAGGTGCGGGCGTCGTCCGACCTCGGCCGCGTGGTTGCGCCGGGCGACCGGATCGTGCTCGGGTTCGACGGCTCGCGGAAGCGGGCGCGCGGTGTCACCGACGCGACGGCGCTGATCGGCTGCAGGCTCAGCGACGGGCACCTGTTCACGATCGGTGTGTGGGAGCAGCCCGACCGGCTGCCGGTCGGCCCGGACGGCAAGCCCGTCGAGTGGCAGGTGCCGGTCGTCGAGGTGCTCGCCGCGATACACGAAGCGTTCGCGACGTACGACGTCGTCGGGTTCTACGCCGACCCTGCCAAGTGGGAAAGCCACGTCGCCGACTGGGAAGCGGCGTACGGGCCGCGGCTCAAGGTGCAGGCGACCCGGCAGCACCCGATCGAGTGGTGGATGACCGGCGGCCGGTCGACGTACATCGTGCGGGCGCTGGAGAAGTTCCACACGGCGATCACCGAGGGCGAGCTGACGCACGACGGCTCGTCGGCGCTCGTGCGGCACCTGGTCAACGCGCGGCGCCGGCCGTCCCGGTCGGGCCTGCAGATCGGTAAGGCCCACCCCGACAGCCCGCACAAGATCGACGCCGCGGTCGCCGCGGTGCTCGCGTGGCAGTGCCGCCTCGACGCGATCGCGAAGGGCGTCGGGATCGAGGAAGAGTCCATGTTCGGCGGCACGTTCTGACAGGAGAGGGGGCGACCGTGCTCGACGAGACGCCGGATCTCGACAACCCGGATTTCATGCTGCTGCGCCTCGGCCGTCGGCTGCGTAAGCGGCAGGGCGTGCTCGACGAGTGGTGGCGGTACTACCGCGGCCGGCCGCCGCTGCCGATGCTGCCGAAGAACGCGCAACAGGCATTCATCGAGTTTCAGGAGAAAGCGCGCACGAACTTCTGCGGGATCATCGCGAACGCCACGGTGCACCGGCTGTCGGCGCTCGGCGTGACCGGGCCGGACGGCAGCCCGGACAACAACGCGTCGCGGTGGTGGCAGGCGAACCGTCTCGACTCGCGGCAGAAGCTCGTGTGGCGCTGCAGCATGGCGCAGTCGGTCGGGTACATGCTCGTCGGCCCGCACCCGACCCGTGTCGAGGACAACGGCCGGCCGTCGCCGTTGATCACGGCCGAGCATCCGAGCGAGTGCGTGGTCGAGCACGACCCGGAGACCGGTGAGCCGTACGTCGGGCTGAAGGCATGGCACAACGACCTCGACGGCTACGGGTACGCCCGCGTGTACTACGACGACCGGTCGTTTCCGTACCGGACGACGGACGTGTGCGGCGGCGGCCGGCTGCCGTGGGGGCCGGATTCCTGGCAGTACCTCGGCGCGGCCGACGGCGGCGAGCCGCATGACCTCGGCCGGCTGCCCCTCGTCGAGTTCGCTCGCATGCCGGACTTGGGCGAGCACCCCGAGCCCGAGTTCGCCGGTGTTGTCGACATCCAGGACCGGGTGAATCTCGGCGTGCTGAATCGCATGGCGGCGTCGCGGTACTCCGGGTTCCGGCAGCCGTGGATCAAGGGGCACCGGTTCGCGAAGCGCACCGACCCGGCCACCGGGCTCGTCACGGTCGAGCAGCCGTTCGTGCCGGGCCCGGGAAACATCTGGGTGTCCGAGGGCGAGAACGCGCAGTTCGGGCAGCTCGACGTGACCGACCTGCGCCCGTTCCTCGACGAGCACGCGTCCGACGTGCGCGACATGCTGATCATCAGCCAGACACCCGCGTACTACTACGCCGGCGACCTGGTCAACATCTCGGCGGATACGGTCGCCGGGCTCGACATCATGCACGTGGCCAAGTGCCGCGAGCACATCGCCGCTTTCGGCGAGGGGCTTGAGGACGTCATGTCGCTCGCGGCGGCGCAGGCCGGCGTCGCCGACGACTACACCGAGGCCACGGTGCGTTGGGCCGACCCGCAGTACCTGTCCCCGGCTGTACAGGCGGACGCCGCGACGAAGCTGTCGAGCATCGGCTACCCGATCGACGTGCTCGCCGAGCGGCTCGGCGAGTCGCCGCAGCAGGTACGCCGGATCACCGCGGGTGCGGCCGCCGCGAAGCTGCTCGCCGCTTCGCTGCTGCCGGCGAACCCGGCGCCGACGGCGGGCAACCTGCCCGACCAGGGAGCGGCGGGCGCGGGCAGCCTCCCCGGCCAGGGGGTGACCGGTGGCCAGTGAGCAGCTGCAGGCGGCGCTCACCGAGCGGTACGACGCCCTGTCGACGTCGCTGCGCGCGAGGGTCGTGCAGTTCGTGCTCGGCGCGTTCGACTCGCTCGGCTCGTACCGTGACGGCGACGCCGCGGCGTTCGTCGAGCAGGTGCTGCCGACCGTGCTCGCCGCGCAGCAGCAGATGGGGCAGATCACCGATGCGTACCTGTCCGCGATGATCGCCGACATGCTCGGCACGTCGACGTCGGCGGTCGGCGTCGAGGTGCCCGCAGCGCTGCGCGGTGTCGATCCGGCCGAGGTGTATACGCGCCCGTTCGTCACCACGTGGACGGCGCTTGCCCGCGGTAAGGCGTACGACGCGGCGGTCGCCGAGGGACGTACGCGGCTGCTGTCGATCACCGAGACCGACCTGCAGCTCGCCCGTACGCACGCTGCGCAGCAGTCGATGCGGGCGGGCGGGGCGCGGTTCTTCCGGCGCCGGTTGACCGGTGCGAAGAACTGCGCGCTCTGCGTCTTGGCCAGTACGCAGCGGTATCGGGTCGAAAAGCTGATGCCGATTCACCCCGGCTGCGACTGCAAGCCCGAGCCGATCCCCGGCGACAAGGATCCGGGGCAGATCATCGACGAGGCGACGCTGCGCGAGGCGCACGACGCGATCGCCGCGGCGGGCGAGACCGTCGACCGGGCAGGCAACGTGATCCGCACGACCGCCAAGGGCAAGCGGATCCGCGATTACGCGAACATCATCATCACGCGCGAGCACGGCGAGTACGGGCCGCTGCTCGCCGTGCGCCGACACGCTTTCACGGGCCCCGAGGACATTCCCGGCTCGTGACCAGACGCCGACACGGCGCACCACACACGCTCACCCTCACCCCGACACGGGAGACACCACCATGCACGCGCGCACTCTGCCTCGACACGCTCGTACCGGGCTGCTCGCCGTCGGCTGGCGCAAGCCGCGCCCCGGCGAGGACGGGCCGCAGCCGATTTGGCCGATCCTCGGCGGCGCCCCGGACGGCGACGGCGACGGTGGTTCGGGAGACGGTGGCGGCGACGGCGACCAGGGCGACGGCGACGGGTCCGACACGGACGACGGCGACGGCGACGGCGACCAGGGCGACGGCGACGACTGGTCGTCAGTGATCAAGCAGTGGAAGGCAGAGGGGCTCACTCCCGGGCAGATCTCCGCGCGGCTGCAGGCGTCGCGCAAGTGGGAGCAGCGCGCGAAGAAGAACTCCACGGCGGCCGAGGAACTCGCCCGGCTCAAGCAGCAGGGGATGAGCGAGACCGAGGCGGCGGTCGCGGCCGCGCGTGCCGAGGAACGCGTGAAGGGCGGCGAGCGCATCGCCCGCTCGGCGTTCCTCGCGGCCGCGAAGGGGCGGATCGAAAACCCGACCGAGGTCGTCGAGGACATCAACCTGAAGAAGTACGTCGACGAGGACGGCGAGGTCGACGACGAGGCGATCGCAAAGCTCGTCGACAAGCTCGCCCCGAAGAAGTCCGGCAAGGACGACAGCAACGACGATGACGACGACCGCGACGGCAGGCGCGACACGCGTCGGCGCCGCGGCGGCGGATTCGACCAGGGCGCCCGACGCCGGGGCGGTAAGAGCGGCGGTTCGGTGGACGCCGGCCGCGAGCTGTACCGCAAGTACATGGGCAGCGGCGCCAACAACAACTGACCACCAGGAGCATTCCTATGGACCTCACTCTGACGAGTGAGACGTTCGGGACTGACGATCAGTCGTGGCTCGGGTCCGCGCACGGCACGGACTGCACCGACACGATCGTTCTCGACACGTCCACCTTCACGAAGGCCGACCACTACCCGAACGGGTACTTCCGCAGCGGCATCCCGCTCGGCCGGATCACCGCGACCGGGAAGTACGGGCCGTACGACAACGCGGCGACCGACGGGCGGCAGACCCTTGACGGGCACCTGTTCGCCGCCGTCAAGGCGCCGGCCGACAACACGATCGACCCCGCCGCGGCGCTGCTGTGGCACGGCAAGGTACGCCCGTCCCGACTGCCCGGCGGCGCCGGCTCGGTCGACGCCGCGGGCATGGCGGACGTGGCCGGTCGCATCCGGTACGCGGACTGAGAGGGGGCTGAATCATGGCTGACTGGATTCTCAGCACCGAGTACATCGAGCCGACCGAACTCACCGGACTGATCCGGCAGGCGCTCGCCGACCAGACCGTGAACCGGTTCAATCTGGCCAGGTGGCTGCCGAACGTCGAGGTCGACGACATCGCGTTCGAGTTCGTCAAGGGCGGCGGCGGTCTGTCCGAGGCGAGCAGCTACCGGTCGTGGGACACCGAGTCGAAGGTCGGTCGCCGCGAGGGCATCGGGAAGATCATGGGCGAGCTGCCCCCGATCTCCGAGAAGATCCCGCTCGGCGAGTACGACCGGCTGCGGCTGCGGAAGCTGGACACGAACGACGACCGCGTGCTGCGGCTGATCGCCCGCGACGCCGACCGGCTCGCCCGCAACATCGCCGCCCGCTTCGAGCTGGCCCGGGGCGCGGCGCTGTTCGACGCGGAACTCGACCTGCCCGAGCTGCAGACGACGGTCGCGTTCGGCCGCGACCCGTCCATGTCCGTGGTGGCGGCGACGCTGTGGGCCGACCACGCGAACGCGACCCCGCTCGACGACTACGAGGCGTGGGTCATGGCGTACGAGGACCTGAACGGCGAGACGCCCGGCGCGCAGATCATGAGCAAGTCGGTCCGCTCGAACCTGCGGCAGTGCGAGCAGGTCATCCGGCAGGTGTACCCGCTCGCCCCCTCGTCGGCGCCGATGATCAACGATGATCAGCTCAACACCGTGCTGTCGTCGCTCGGGCTGCCGCCGATCGAGATCAACGACGCCCGGACGAACGTCGCCGGCGTCGCGACCCGCATCACGCCGGCGAACGCGCTGCTGCTGCTGCCCGCGCCGGGCGCGACCGCTGCGGGGCAGCCGACCGACCTCGGGGCGACGCTGCTCGGCACGACCGCCGAGGCGCTCGAACCCGACTACGGGATCGCTCCCGGGGATCAGCCGGGCGTCGTGGCCGCGCAGTTCAAGACGCGCGACCCGATCCGGCTGTGGACGCACGCGGCAGCGATCGGTGCGCCGATCGTCCGCGAGCCGAACCTCACGATGCGTGCGCAGGTGCTCGCATGAGTGGGCGGCGGCTGAGGGCGTACGTGCATGTCGGCGGGGCCGCGTACGGGCCCGACGACGAGGTGCCGGCCGATGTCGCGAAGCGGATCGGCGACCACGCGTGGACGGAGACCGCTTCTGCGCCCGAGGCGCCCACGCCCACGGGCGAGGGCGGCGGCGAGGCGCCTCCCCGCTCGGGCCGCGGCTCGGGCGTCGATGTGTGGCGCGAGTTCGCCGAGCAGCACGACGTCGAGGTCGCCGCCGACGCGAGCCGCGACGACATCATCGCGGCGTGCGAGGCGGCCGGCGTGATCGAGCGGGAGGAGTAGGGCGGTGGCGGCAGCGTTCGCAACGGTCGACGACTACGCGGCGCGCGCCGCCGTCACCCTCGCCGAGGGCAGCCCGCGCCGGGCACAGGTCGAGGCGTACCTCGACGACGCGTCGGCGCTCATGCGGCGGCACATCCCGGCCGGCTACACCCCCGACGAGGGCACGCTGCGCGCGATCGCGGTCGCGGTCGTCCGCCGGGTGATGGCGAATCCTGGCGGCTACAGGCAGAGGACGATCGGGCAGTACTCCGAGTCGCTCGGCGAGGACGGCGGGCTGTACCTCACCGACGACGAGAAAGCGCAGCTCGCTCCGGAGGACGTCACCGACCCGGACGCCGACGCCGCGTACTCGCTCGGCGTCGTCGACGAGGGGCTGCCCGGGTGGCGGCCGGACCCGTACGAGTGGCGGCACCTGCATCACGCGCGGGGGTGGCCGTGATCGATGAGTCGCTGCTGCCGCACCTGGTCGACGTCGAGCACCCCGGCAGCAAGACGGACCGGTACGGGAACAAGGTCGTCGACTGGTCGACGTCGACGCACGCCGAGGTCGCCGCGTGGCTGCAGCAGAACACGGGCGCCGAGGACACCGACCAGCGGTCGGCGCAGATCGGCGAGTGGCTCATGGTCTGCAACCCGGCCGACACCTCGGGCCGCGCCCTCACGGTGCACGGCGCCGACCGCGTGCACTGGCAGGGGCTCGACTTCGAGGTGATCGGCCCGCCCGGTCCGGCGCACACGCCGGTCGAGCTGCATCACTACGAGATCCGGCTCAAGAGCGTCGAGGGGTGATCGGATGGTGAAACGGGTCGTACCCAACCGGCGCAACATCGCCGGATTCCTCAAGTCGCCCGAGACGCGGGCGCTGATCGAGCGGAAGACGCGAGCAGCCGAGCAGGCGGCGACCGCCGCAGCGAAAGCGGACGGCTGGCAAGGGCAGTTCCGGGTCGACGTGCAGACCGGCGAGCACCGCGTGCGCGGCGCTGTCATCGGCGACTACTCGACCCCGTACCCGGCGGTGTCACGGCGGGCGCTGCTGCGCGCCCTCGACGCCGCCCGCGAGGTCACGTGATGGTCGCGCCGGTCGGATTCCCCGACGGCGTCGCCGTCGTCCGGGCATACCTGCGCGAGGCGCTCGTCGCCCGCGGCGACGATGTGTCGGTCGGCACCCGCGTGCCGAGCCCGCGGCCGCCGCGGTTCGTCACCCTCGAACGGGTCGGCGGTACCCGCCTCGACGTCGTCACGGACCGGCCGCAGATCGACGTGCAGTGCTGGGGCGCGTCGGAAGAGGACGCCGCCGACCTCGCCTCGCTCGCCCGGTCGCTGCTGTTCGCGATGCCCGGGTGGCGCGGCGCCGTCGCGTACAACGTCGTCGAGATCGGCGGGCCGAACACGCTGCCTGACCCCGACTCGGGGCAAGACCGGGTCGCGTTCGCCGTCGAGGTGTCGCTGCGCGGAAGCCTCCTCGCCCCCTGATCACCGGCTCACCCGCCAACTGACCACGCCCCCGCGCCGTTACGGCCGGGGGTTTCCCACGGAGGGATACAGCATGACCACACCGACCCCGGTGTCGCTGGAGACCGGGCTGCACACCGAGTACATCCGCAAGCAGCTCGTGCAGGCGATTTTCGCGGCCGACGTCTCCGTCGCGGCGATCACGGACCCGTTCGACACCGACGGCAACCTCGCGACGATCCCGACCGGGTACCAGCCGATCGGCTACACGACCGACGACGGCGTGTCGTTCCCGAGCGACGTGTCGATGTCCGACGTCACCTCGTCGCAGTCGTCCGAGCCGACCCGGTCCGACGTCGAGTCCGATGTGCTCACGGCGACGTTCGCGCCGCAGGAGACGAACGCGGCGGCCGTCGCCCTGTACAACGGGCTGCCGCTGTCGGGAACGGGCGCGCTGCCCGCGATCGGCTCGGCCGCGTGGTCGTGGGACCGGGCGAAGACGCCGGCGAACCCGTTCCGCAGGCTGCTGTTCATCGGGCTCGACTACGGCGACGACGGCGGAGAGATCTACGTCGTCAAGTTCCTGCCGCGGGCGCGGCTCACGGACAAGGACGACGAGACATGGTCGCGGGCCGACCCGACCACGCGGCCGGTCACGTTCACGGCGTACCGCGACTCGGCGTACGGCACGTCGTGCCGGAACTGGATCGACGGTCCCGGCTGGAGGAGTCTCGCCCCGGCCGGCGGCGGCGCCTGATCCACCCCCCTGATCGGGCGGGGGGCGGCGGTTCTGGGTGAGCCCCGACCGCCCCTCGCCCTCCCCATGCTCACCCGCAGCTCACCCGGAAGAGAGACACGATCATGAGCAAGCCCAACAAGGCGCGGTACCGGCTGGAGACCGTCAAGCGGTCGTACGTCGACGCGGTCGGCGGCGAGCGCGTCGAGTTCGAGGTCGGCCCCGAGGAGGCGCCGACCGTGTTCTCGTTCCCTCACCCGATCTTCACGCCCGACGACATGCAGAAGGAACTCAACTCGGCGCAGGGCGACGAGGCCGGCGCCCGCATCCTGCTCGGCGACCAGTACGACGAATTCATCGCGGCCGGCGGCGACGTCAACAGCGTGATGCTGCTGTACGTCGGCATCCGCAACGAGGCGCAGGACGTGGTGCAGAAGGTGCGCCCTACGAAGGGGTAGGCGACGGCGACGACGTCGAGACCTACACGTACACCGTCCTCGACGTCCTCGGCGAGCATCCCGAGGCCGTCGAGGCGGACCTCGCGCACCACTACCCGGGTTACGGTCCGGGCGGCCCGCTCGCCGCGTACTGGCGGGGCGAGATCACGCTGCGGTGGCTGCGGGTCATGGTCGAGGGGCTGCCCCCGAACGGGGCGGCCGCTCGCGCAATCAACGGGCATGCCTGGCAGGCCGAGACCTATGCGGCCGCCGACACCCGCGACCTGCTGTCGCTGCTCTTCACGGCGTTCGTGAACGCCAACCGCGACCCGAAGAAACGGCCGATGCCGTGGCCCGAGCCGGGGTGGCGGCCGGGCGATCCCCTGCCGGACGAGTCCGCGGCCACGGCCGAGCGGGACCGGGCAGCAGCACGGGCCGCGTACGAACACATCACATCGCAGGTGCTGCCCGAAGAGGGGTGATCTGGCATGCCGGTCGAGGTCGGCGTCGGGTACGTGTCCGTCGTCCCCGAGACGCGGGGGTTCGGCCGGGCACTGCAGCAGCAGATCACCGGGGAGTCGGCGCAAGCCGGGACGGCTGCCGGGCGGGAGGCCGGCGACGGGTTCCTCGCGGGGGTCGGCGGCAAGCTCAAGGCAGGGGCCGCGGGCATCGCCGGCGTCGCGGGCGGGCTGTTCGCGGCCGGGTTCGCCGAGGCGGTCGACCAGGACAAGAGCACGGCGAAGCTGGGGGCGTCGCTCGGGCTCAGCGAGAAGCAATCCGCTCAGGCGGGCAAGCTCGCCGGGAAGGTGTACGCGCAGGGCTACGGCGAGTCGATCGACCAGGTCGACAACTCGCTCAAAGCCCTGCAGCAGAACGGCGTCGCCTCGCTCAAAGCGCCGCAGAAGGAACTCGCCGGGCTCAGCAAGTCGGCGCTCCAGCTCGCCGACGTGTTCGACGCCGACGTCGCCGTCTCGACGAAGGCCGTCGGGCAGCTCATCCGCACGGGCCTGGTCAAGAACGGCAAAGAGGGCTTCGACCTGTTGACGGCCGGGTTCCAGAGCGGCGCCGACAAGGCCGGCGACCTGATCGACACGGTCAACGAATACAGCGTCCAGTGGAAGAAAGCCGGGCTGTCGGGCGCGACCGCGATCGGCCTGATCGATCAGGGTCTGCAGGCCGGCGCCCGCGACGGCGACCTCGTCGCGGACGCGATCAAGGAATTCTCGATCCGGGCGGTCGACGGGTCGACGACGACCGCGCAGGGCTTCAAGGCGCTGGGCCTCAACGCCGACAGCATGGCGGCCAAATTCGCCAAGGGCGGCAAGGCTGCGAACGGGGTACTACAGCTCACCCTTGACCGGCTGCGCGGCATCAAAGACCCGGTCAAGCAGTCGCAGGCCGCGGTCGCCCTGTTCGGTACCCAAGCCGAGGACCTCGGCGGCGCGTTGCTCAAGCTCGACCCGAGCAAGGCGGCGGCCGGGCTCGGCAAGGTCGGCGGCGCCGCCGGCCGCATGGGCAAGCAGCTCAACAACACCGCCTCGCACGACATCGAGGTCTTCAAGCGGCAGGCGCTGCAGGGGCTCGCCAACGTCGCGGCCAAGTACGCGTTGCCCGCGCTGCGGGATACCGGTCGGTTCCTGATGACGTACGTCCTGCCGCCCGCGAGGACGGTTGGCGGCGCGCTCGCGTCGTACCTCATCCCGGCAGCGAAGGGCGTCGGCACGGCCTTCCAGGCGACGGCGGGATGGTTGAAGAGCTACGGCGCATGGTTGATCCCGGTCGGCGTCGCGGCGCTGGGTCTGACCGCGATCCTGTCGGCGCAGGCGATCACGACTGGGATCACGACGGCCGTGTTCTCGGCGTACCGGGGCGCGATCCTGCTGTGGTCGAGCGTGACCCGGATCGCGACCGGCGTGCAGCTCGCGTTCAACGCCGTGATGAGCGCGAACCCGGTTGCCCTGATCATCGTCGGGGTCCTCGCGCTCGCCGCTGCGGTGGTCGTCGCCTACAAGAAGAGCGACACCTTTCGCGCGGGCGTGCAGGCGGCCTGGTCCGGGATCAAGGTCGGCTGGGACTACCTATGGGGCGCCCTGAAAGTCGGTTTTGCGTATTTCATGACCGGGATGCGCGCCGTCGGTACCGGAGCAACGTGGCTGTGGCAGAACGCCCTCGCACCTGCCTTCCACGGAATCGCGACGGTCCTCGGCTGGTGGTGGACCGGCGTCAAGCTGTACTTCGGCCTCACCAAGCTCATGTTCACGGCGCTCGCGGTGACCGCGCTGTGGTTGTGGCAGAACGCGATCCTCCCGGCGTTCCACGGGATCGTGACCGTCCTCGGCTGGTGGTGGACCGGCGTCAAGCTGTACTTCGGCCTCACCAAGCTCATGTTCGAAGGGCTCGCCGCGGCCGGGCTGTGGCTGTGGCAGAACGCCCTCGCGCCCGCATTCCGCGGGATCGGTGCGGCCGGCGTCTGGCTGTACCACAACGCCCTGCAGCCCGCGTTCACCGGCATCATGACGGTGGTCGGCTGGTTCTGGACCGGCGCCTCTGTGATCTTCGGGTACTTCGAGGCCGGTGCGCGCGGCGTCGGGGCGGCCGGGGTGTGGCTGTACCGCAACGCCCTGCAGCCCGCGTTCAGCGGCATCGTGACCGTCGTCGGCTGGTTCTGGACCGGCGTCAAGGTCGTGTTCGGGTGGTTCACCGCCGGACTGCACGCGGTCGGCTCGGCCGGCTCGTGGCTGTACCGGTCCGCGATCAAGCCAGCGTTCGATGGGATCAGTTCGGCCGCCTCGTGGCTGTGGTCCAAGGGGCTCAAGCCTGCGTTCGACGCCGGGAAGAGCGCGGTCGGGCTGTTCGCGGGCGCGTTCGACACGGCACAGAAGGGCATCGGCAAGGCGTTCGACAAGGTCCGTGACGCCACACGGAAGCCCGTCGCGTTCGTGGTGAACACGGTGTACACGAACGGGATCAAAAAGGTCTGGGACGGCGTGGCCGGGTTCGTTGGACTCGGCAAGCTGCCCGCGGCCAAGTTCGCCGAGGGCGGCCGCACGCGCGGCGGTGTCCCGGGCAAGGACAGCATTCCGATCCTGGCCATGGCCGACGAGTACATCGTCAAGCGGGACTCGGCCCGCAAGGTCGGGTTCGGGACGCTGGAGTACATCAACCGGACCGGCGAGCTACCGCCTGGGCCGGTGCAGCAGTTCGCCGGCGGCGGCGTCGTCGGCGAGGTCACCGGGTGGCTCGGCGACAAGGCGAAGAAGATCGGCGGCGCCGTGATGGACGGCGTCGACTTCCTCGCGCACCCCGGCAAGCTGTGGGACAAGGCGACCGGCTTCGTCCGCGACAAGATCGCGTCGATCGGGCAGAGCCCGGTCGCGCAGATGGTCGGCAAGGTGCCGACCAAGATGCTCGGCGCGCTGAAGGACAAGGTAGTCACCGCGGCCAAGAGCGCGTTCGGTGGCGGCGACGTCGGCGGTTCCGGGGTCAAGCGCTGGTCGGGCGTCGTGCTGCAGGCGCTCAAGATGGTCGGACAGCCCGCATCGCTGCTGCCGACCGTGTTGCGCCGCATGAACCAGGAGTCTGGCGGCGACCCCAAGGCGATCAACAATTGGGACATCAACGCCAAGAACGGCACACCGAGCAAGGGCCTGCTACAGGTCATCGACCCGACGTTCAACGCGTATGCGGGCAAGCTGCGTTCGCGCGGCATCTGGGACCCGTTGGCCAATATCTACGCGAGCATGCGGTACGCGCTCGCGCGGTACGGCTCGCTCGCCGCGGCGTACAACCGGGCCGGCGGGTACGCCAACGGCGGCCGACCCAAGGCGGGCGAACTCGCATGGGTCGGTGAGGCCGGTCCCGAGTTGGTGCGGTTCCGGGGCGGCGAGACCGTGTACGACCATCGGACCTCGCTCGGGATGGTGGCCGGGCTCGGCGTGCGCGGATTCGCGAAGGGCACGAAGGGCGCGGCCGCGGCCGCGAGCAAGGCGCGCAAGGAAGTGCCCGGCGATCTGTCGTCGTTCACGAAGAGCCTGACCGGCTCGGCGGGCACGATCGCGTCGGCGGCGAAGAGCCTCGCCGACGACCTACGGAAGACCGGCAAGGCGGGCCGCGCGCTCGCCGACCAGGCCGGCAAGACGTCGAGCAAGCTGCAGTCGCTCGCGAAGCAGCGCGACGCGGTCGCCTCGACGATCGCCGAGGCCCAGCAGTATGCGTCGGATCAGAAGCAGAGCGCGCAGGACTACCTCGGGCTCACGAACATCAACGGCGGCAAGATCGCCACGATGGGCGACCTGATCTCGGGCATGCAGACCCGGCAGGCGTCCCTCAGCAAGTTCCAAGGGCTGATCACGACGGCGCAGAAGAAGGGAGTCGACAAGTCCGTCATCCAGCAGATGATCGCCGCTGGCCCCGACAGCGGGCTCGCGCAGCTCATATCTGAGGCGTCGGCGGGCGACATCAAGAAGATCAACTCTCTCGCCAAGAGCGGCGCCAAGCTGTCGACCTCGTACGGCCAAACGATGGCCGACGCGATGTACGACGCCGGCTCGCAGGCCGGCCGCGGGTTCCTCACCGGGCTCAAGGCGCAAGAGGCCGAGCTGCAGAAGGAGATGACGAAGCTCGGCGGGGTGCTCGTCGACTCGATCGAGCACAAGCTGAAGATCCACAGCCCGAGCCGCGAGACCGAGCGGATCGGCGCCATGGTCGGTGCGGGCGTCGTCGTCGGCACCGACAAGCAGCTCGCCGCGGTGCGGGCCGGTGCTCGCCGGCTCAGCCGGGCAGCGATCCCGCCCGTCGTGCCGGCCGCCGAGGCGGCGCGCGCCGCCGGGCAGTCGGGGCCGCAGTCGTCCGGCCACACGTACAACATCTACGCCCGGACAGCTGACATGACCGTTCGCGACCTGGAGCTGCTGCAGCGGCGACAGGACGCCCTTGCCCGCGTGGGGAGGCCGCGCTAGATGCCGCTCATCGCAGCACCGGTCACCACCCCGCCGGACACCGGGGGCGGGACCACAACACCGGTCCCGCTCCCCGAGGTCGGGTACGCCGTCGCCACGTACACCGATCCGACCGGGACGGTCTGGCCGCTCACCGACGAGGACGCGGGTTGGTTCACGCTCGTCGAGGGTGTGTCCGGGCTCGGGGCGGCTGGCTACACGATGACCACCGATGCACATCCGCGCGGCGGCGCCCGGCTGCGGTACGCACAGCCGCAGCCGCGCTCGATCGTGTGGCCGCTGTACGTGTACGGCGACGACCACATGCAGTTCATCACCAGGTGGCGGGCGCTCGCGACGGCGTTCACACGCACGCTGCGCGTGGGACCCGACGGTGAGCGGACGCCCGGGTGGCTGGAGATCGCCCGGCCGGACGGCACCCGCCGACGGATCGCCGTGTACTACCAGGAGGGGTTCGACGGGCGCGGTGCGCAAGGGTCCGGGGTTGTCTCGGACGCCGCCGTGATCACGCTGTGGTGCGAGGACCCGTACTGGATCGACCCGGACCCGGTCGTCGTGCACCGCGAACAGTCGGCGACGGGCAGCTTCTTCACGCCGTACCCCACCGTGTCCTCGTCGCAGGTGCTGGGCGCGACCACGGTCACCAACCCCAGCGACACCGTCGTGTGGCCGACATGGACGATCACGGGCCCGGCGTCGCTGATCACCTTCACTCACCAGGGGACCGGCCAGGCTTTCACGCTCGACCCGAGCGCGGTCGGTCACGGCGCCCTGCTTGCCGGGGAGACGGTCACCGTCCGCACGGACCCGCCGCGAGTCCGCTACCAGGACGGATCCCCGGACGGCTCGAACTGGGTCGGCGCGCTCGACTGGCCGTCCGCCGTGCTGTGGGGTCTCGCCCCAGGCGACAACGCGGTGAGCTTCACCCTGGCCGGGTCCGGCCCCGGGAGCGCGGTGGACCTCGTGTTCAACCCTCGCTACGAGACAGCCTGACCGGCAGGAAGGGGCGCCCCGGTGGCCGTGCAGCTACTCATCACCGACAAGAACCTCGCCGTGCAGGGCGACCCGCTCGTCGACTGGACGAACCTCGACGCGACGAAGAAGTTCAACGAGCCCGGCTCGGGCTCTGTGGACCTACCGGCGCGGCCCGAGGTCATGGCGCAGCTTCAGCCGGGGAACCGGCTGGTCGTCATCCGCGACGGCGCGGTGTGGATGGCGGGCCCGATGGAGATCCCGACGGATTTCTCGTGGTCGGTCACCGAGGAGCCTGGCCCCGGAAAGGTCACGATCACTTTCTCGGATGACCTCGCCACGGTGGCCGGGTACATCACCTGGCCGACGCCGGCCAACGCGTGGACAGCGCAGCCCGCCAACACCTACCGGCAGCTCACGAACACCAACGCGGAAACCATCATCCGGACCTTGATCAATGAGAACTGCGGGCCCGGTGCACTGGCCGAGCGGCGTATCCCGCGCCTCGCGCTCGACACCGCCGCGGGCGTCGGCACCTCGACCACGCTCAAGACTCGGTTCGAGCCGTTGCTTGACGTCTGCAGGACGCTCGCCCTGAACGGCGGGGCGCTCGGGTTCCGGACCCGGCAGACGGCGGGACAGATCCTGTTCGGCTGCTACGCCCCCCGCGACCTGCGGGCGACCGCGCGGTTCAGCATCGGTCTGGGCAACCTGCGCTCGCTCGCGTACAAGCAGAGCGCGCCGACCGTCACGCACGCGCTGATCGCCGGTACCGAGCCGGACATCGGCACGACGGGGCGCACCTATGTGCAGGCGGCCGACGCCGCGGCGGCCGCCTCGTGGTGGCGGGTCGAGAAGTACGTCGACGGCTCTGCGGCGGACGACTCCGCCGGCGAGCTGACGCAGGCCGGTACCGAGGAGATCGCCAGCGGCGCCGCACCCGTCGAGCTGTCCACGGTCACCGTAGACACCTCCGATCTCAAAGCGGGCCGGGATTTCGATCTCGGCGACCGAGTGACTGTGGCGCTGCCGTTCGGCGTCGAGGTCGCCGACCTCGTCCGCTCGATCCACCTGCAGGCGTCGCCCGAGTCGGGCGAGTACGTCGAGACGCTCGTCGGCTCGCCGGATGCGACCACCGATCCGCAGGTGGTCAAGGCCATACGCACGCTCGGCCGTCGACTCGGCCGGCTCGAAACACGATAGGAGGTGCACGCGTGGCTCAGGACTCGTGGCCGTCACCGGCTCACAACGCCCGCGCGGTCACTGACACCGAGTACGAACAGATCGCCGCCCGATTCTCCGGTGACGGCGTGTACGGCGATCCCGGCGACGCGGCCGTCGTGACGGCCGGGATCGGTCTGTCAGTGGACGTGCGGGCCGGCGTGTACGCCTCGGTGCGGGGGCACGCGTGGACGTCCGGCACGACGACTGTGAACCTGCCGATCACGGCTAACACGAGCGGGCAGACACGCGTCGATCGGGTGGTGCTGCAGCTCGACCGCTCAGCGTGGACGGTGCGCGCGGTGGTCAAGACTGGCACCCCCGGCGGCGGCGCCCCGGTACTCACTCAGGACGTGGGCGATACGGGAGTGTTCGAGGTACCGCTCGCCACGGTCAACGTTCCGACCGGGGCGACGACGGTCACGGTCACCCGCACCGAGATGTACGTCGGCGTCCGCATCCGGCCGTGCACCTCGACGACCCGGAACCCCGTCCCGGCACCCGGGGAGATGTGCTTCGAGACGGACACCCGGCGCGTGCGGGTCTGGACCGGCAGCTCTTGGACGGGCGTGGTCGACGACTCGGGAACGGTCAGTGTCAGCGCCTCGGTTTCCGGCTGGACTGCCACCGTCGAAAGTGTGCTGCAGAAGCGCAACGGCGCTGTGCACCTGCGCCTCGGCAGCTTCCAGCGGACGGGCGGCAGTCTCGCGGGCTCCGCCGAGTCACGCCTGCCCGTACTGATCCCGGCTGCGTACCGGCACCCCAGCCGCGACCAATACGCCGTCGCCTACACGACCGGCTATGCGATCAGTCGGCTGATCATCTACGGGGGCAACGGGGACCGCGCCGGACAGGTGTGGGTGACCAATCACCCGCCGATCGACAAGAACGATTACGTGATGCCGGTGTCCGGCATCAGCTGGGTGGTGGACTGACCATGGCGCGCAGCGAGTTCGGCGCGGGCATCGCCGACTATGTGGTGACGCCCACCGACGGCACGTGGGCGGTAGCGGCGGGCGCCACGGTCACGTTCTGGGATGCGTCGGATGCAGGCACGCAGTACACAGACCTGCAGGACGTGAGCGGCACGCCGATGACGTCCGTCCGGGCCGACGAGCAAGGCTTTCTGCCGCGGTTCTTCGGGCCGGATGGCGTCACGGGCATGTGGGCGGACGCCGGCGGATCTTCCCGCGCGTGGATCGAGGCACACAACCTCACCACCGGAACCGGCAGCCCGACCACGTCGGCGCTTGCCTGGTTCAACGTCCGCGACTACGGGGCGAGGGGCGACGGGACCGCCGACGACGCCCCGGCGATTCAGGCAGCCATCACCGCGGCGAGCACGGCGGGCGGCGGCACCCTGTACATCCCGGTCGGCCTCTACATGCTGTCCGCGGCGCTCAACTGGGTGAGCAACGTCAACGCGATCGGCGACGGCGACCGGGTGTCGATCCTGCAGTCGACGAACCCGAACCTCGACTGCATCACGGGGACGGACATCAGCGGCGTCACGCTGCAGGGGCTGCAGCTGTCCGGGCCCGGTAAGGGGTTCGGCAGCGGTGTCCGCTTCACGCGGTACTCGGCCCCGTCGACCCCGAACATCACCCTGCGGGACGTGTTCGTGCAGTCGTTCGGCGGCGACGGGGTGTTCTGTCACCAACTGGCGGCGAGCACGCTGCACCGGGTGCGCGTCCGCACCTGCGGGGGCGTGGGAATCCACCTGCAGGCGCCGGCCGACACCGTGCTCGGCGGCGCGTCAACCGCCCTCGTCGGATGCTCGGCCGAGGGCAACGTCACGGCCGGGTACTGGCTCGACGGCATGGCATACACCAGCCTGACCGCCTGCGCCGCGATGGGCAGCCCGATCGGCTACCGACTCGACACCTGCAACGGAGTCACCCTCGCTGGCTGCGGCGCCGAGCAGTGCACGACCGGACTCGCGGTGTACGGCGGCAAGGGTGCGACCGTGCAAGGGTTCACCACGAAGGCATCCGACGGCGCGTCCGTGTGGCTCACCAACGGCGCGGCCGGCGTCGTCCTGGTCGGCGTCACCGAGGTGTCGCCGGGGCCCGGCGCGACCGCGTGCCTGCGCGCCGACGCCGGCACCGTCGCAACCGTGCTCGGTCTGACCGCCGCGAAGGCGAACACGCTGAACGGCACGGTCAACAGGCTCGATCCCGGCGACGGATCGCTCGTCCTGGCCGGCCGCACGGTCGTGCCGAGCGGCGGCACCGCCGCGCGCATGGGTACGGCGACTCTGGTCGGCGGCACGGTCACCGTGAACACGACGGCGATCGCCGCGGCGAGCGTCGTGCAGCTCACGATCCAGACCCCCGGCGGCACGGTCGGCTCGGTCTACGTCAATGCCCGGACGCCCGGCACGAGTTTCGTCATCAAGAGCACGTCGGCGAGCGACACGAGCACGGTCGGTTGGCGCATCGTCGACCCTGCCTAACGGAGGAACCCCATGGTCGCCGCGATCGCGCCGCAGACCCTGATCGAGCTTGGCCAGCAAGAGGCCGCGATCAAGTACCAGGAAGACAACCAGAACGGCACGTGGACGAACCTCAACCGGTACGCGAAGGAAACGCCCGGCATGGCGCCCTACGACGGGCAGTCGTGGTGCGTCATCGGCCTGTTGTGGCTCGCGTACCGGGCCGGCGACATCACGATCATGCCGCAGACCCCGGCGTGCGACGTCGCCGTCACCACTTACCAGCAGTGGAACCGCTGGAGCTGGTACCCGGCCGTCGGCGCGCAGGTCATGTTCGGCTCATCCGGGCAGGATCACACCGGGCTCGTGTACCGGTACAGCGACACTCAGATCTGGACGATCGAGTTCAACAGCAACAACAACGGCAGCAGCGAGGGCGACGGGGTGTACCTGCGGTTCCACAACAGGTCGGACGCCAACGTGTACGGCTACGGCTACCCCCGGTACTGCGCGCCGATGGTGACATCAGACCCGAACTGGGTCGACGATCCGGCACTGATCAAGACGTCGTCGGGCACGGCCGCTGCATACGCCCCGTACCCCGGACAGGACTGGTTCCGCATCGGGCGCACCTCGCCGCTCGTCCTCGCCGCCGCGAAACGCCTCGTCGCCGTCGGCGCCGGCAGCTACACCCCGACGGCGGACATCGGGCAGGCAGACCTCAACGCGTGGGGTGCGTGGCACACGACGCAGGGATCGCCGGGCGGCGCATACCCCGGCTACCCCAACGAGGCGGACTGGCGTGCTCTGCAGGTGCCGCACAGCCACTGATCTACGCGGCCAACCGCCGCACTCCGTACGCCCCGAGCTGCCGGCCGGGGCGTTTCTCATGTACGCACAGGAAGGGCTCACCCATGGGTGACACCGAACGACCGATCCCCGAGCGGCTCGGCGACCAGCACGAGCAGGCGGCACACCTCGTACGCACCGGCAACGGGCCGACCGTCGAGGACGAACAGCGGCTGCTCGCCGAGCAGTACGGCGCCCCGGACATGGCCGGGCACTACGTCGGGCCCGGTCTCGCCGACGGTCTCGCCGCCGACCAGGACGACAAGCCGGCCGCCGAGGGCGAGCCCGCCCCGGCCGAGGGCACCGCGAAGGGAGGCGAGTCCGCATGAGCCTCGACGGCATGATCGCGCAGATGGAGCGCTGGATAGGTACCGGCGAGCCGAACGAGGTGCAGGCGTGGTACCGGCAGCGCAACGGGGCGGCGTTCGCGGGTAACTTCGCGTGGTGCGACGCGCTGATCACCCGCGCTGCAACCGACGCGGGCGAGCGCGACGCGGTGCTGTTCGGCACCGACTACGCGTACACCGTGGCGCACGCGCAGGCGTTCAAGGAGCACAACGCCTGGCACGCGATGACGAACGGAATCAAGAACTCGGGGATCCGGCGCGGCGACATCGTGTTCTTCGACTGGGCGGGCTCGTCGAACATCGGCGCGATCGACCATGTCGGGATCGTGACCGGCGTGAGCAGCGACTACAAGTACGTGTACACGATCGAGGGCAACACGGCGAACGTGTGCGCTCGCAGGGTCCGGGTCGTGCACGATATCGCCGGGTTCGGCCGCCCCAAGTACAAGGCGGCGCCCAAGGCGACCAGCACGAGCAGCAGTTCGTCGACGAGCAAGCGGCCGCAGGTGTCCCTCGCGAAGCTCGTTGCCGCATTCAAGCGGGACGCCCCGAAGAAGGGCACGCCGGTCTCGTACGAGCCGACGATCTACGTCGAGAACGCCCTCGTCGCCGAGAAGCTGCTCGCCTCGAAGTACGCCGACGGGCACGCCGGCACGGCCACGCACAGCGGCTACGCGCTGTGGCAGGAGCGGTGCGGGTTCCACGGCGCTGACGCCGACGGCATCCCCGGCATGACCACGCTCAAGCGGCTCGGCCAGAAGCACGGGTTCGACGTCGTCGCCTGACACACCGCCCGGCCGCCCGACGGCGGCCGGGCCCGTACACCACTGGAAGGGGGCCGGTCATGACCGGTCTGTTCGTCTCGTTCATGCGCACCGTCGTGCCGCTCGTCGCCGGGTGGCTGCTCACCCTCGCCGTGCGCGCCGGCGTCGAGATCAACAGCGCGACCGTCACGAGCATCGTGACCGTCTCGCTCGCCGCCGCGTACTACCTCCTGTTCAGGCTGCTCGAATGGCTCGGGCAGCGCGCGAACGGCACCGCTCTGCAGAACCTCGCGGGCTTGCTGCTCGGGTGGGCGCGGCCGCCGCAGTACCCGAAGCTGCCCGAGCTGCATCCGGTCGACCCGGCCGCGTACCCCGGCCCGCCGGCCAGCGGGTGACCGCGGCGTCACGGCCCCGGTTACACCCCCACTGCACATCCGGAGGTAGCGCGTGGACGCTGCGACGCTCGGCGCCGTCGGAACCATCGTCGTCGGGCTCGCGGCGGCCGCGGCCGCGCTGTATGGGCACCGCGGCGCGAACGCAGCGCAGCAGTCGGGCGCCGTGCTCGGCGGGTATTCGACGCTCGTCGACAATCTGCAAGAGGAGCGGGACAAGCTGCGGACGCTGCTCGTCGAAAACGAAAGGCTGCTCGCCGCCTCGTACGCCGAACTCGCCAGCGAGCGCGCCGATAAGGCGAGGTTGCACGAGCAGATCACGGCGCTCACGACCGAGAATGCGCGGCTGCGCGAGCGGATCGCCGAGCTAGGAGGACAACCGACGTGACGCGACATGCGCAGCCGATCCTCGCACAAAAGTGGCGCTCCCTCGCAGTCGCCGCCGTGCTACTCGTACTGGCGGGCGCCGTCGTGCTGGTGTGGCTCAGGATCACCGAGGAGGCGACCCGCGCCGACGCCCTCGCCGACGAGGCGGACCGCCGCGGTACTGCGGTGGCGACGCTTGCAACCGACGTGCGGGTGCTGCGCGCACAGATCGCCGCGAAGGGCGGTACTCCAGCGGCGCCGGACCCGGCTCGGGCGGTCGATGATCTGCCCGCGCGGGCCGAGGTGCCGGTGCCGATACCTGGCCCTGCGGGTCCCCGGGGACCGCAGGGCGAGCCGGGCCGGGCGGCGCCGACGATCACGCCGTCACCCGGTGCGCCGGGGGCGTCCGGTGCACCGGGCAAGCCCGGCGCGACGGTGACCGGCCCGCCCGGACCTGCTGGCCCGCCCGGACCTGCAGGGCAGGACGGGAAAGACGGTAGGGACGGACGCGACGGGCAGGCCTGTCCGGACAAGTACAGCCTCCAGGCACCCGACTACGATCCCGACGCGCTCGTCTGCCGCCGCGATGGCGCACCGCAGCCGAGCGACCCGCCGCCGGGCCCGAGCCCGTCGTCGACGCTGCTCGGGCTTCCCGCCGAACGCCGCCGCATCGCGTGAACACCTGCGCCCCTGTCTGGCCTCACGGCCGGGCAGGGGCGCCTTCGTGCGTCCGGGGGGCTATGCGCCGAGCGACTCGATCAAGTGGTCGTCGAGGTCGGCGAACCAATCCTCGCGCCGCCACGGCCGCAGGTCGCTGCGGGCCCGCCGCAGTCGGATCGAGGCGACCCGGCCGCCGGTCGCCGAGGCGGCGTCGATGCAGCCGTGCAGCAGTTCGGCAGCCGACTCGGGCTCGTCGAGGCGGATCCGGGCAAGTGCCTGATCGGTGGCCACGATCGCCCGCTGCACCTGCTCGCGCGGTGCCTGCAGCGCCTCGGCCGACTGGGCGAAGTAGTCCTGCGCCTCAGCGGGGTCACCGACGTACAGCGAGGTGACGCCCTCGAACCCACGCAGGTGCGCGGCCGAGAACGACGTCGAGGCCGGGTCGCCGTCGCGGTCGCTGTCCAGGTCGTACCACGCGAGGGCGAGCGCCGCTCGTGCGGTCCGCTCGGCCCCGGCGCGGGCGGCGATCTCCGCCTGCAGGGCGTGCGCTCGGGCGCGGACCGTCACACTCTCGCCGGCGCGGGCGTCGCGCACCGCCGCGTCGACGAGTTGCTGTGCCGCCTCGATGCCGGGCGTCGAGTACAGGGTGACCAGGGCGTGGCTCATGTGGACGACGGCGCGGCGCCACGATGACCCGGTGCCGCCCGCCGCGGTGGTCGCCTCGGCATACAGCGCCCGCGCTGCAGCGTCGTCGCGCGTCTCGAACGCTGCCCGGCCGGCCACGGTAAACGCCTGCGCCGCGACTGCCTGCAGGTCGGGCAGCAGCGGCTCGGGCACGGCGGCACCGAGCAGTCGGCGGCACGACTCGACGATCGGCGCGAGCAGGAGCTGTACCCGGACGAACGGCACGCTGCCGACCTGCCTGTTCACGTTGCCGACGGCGAGCCGCATATCGGCGAGCAGCCCCCCGTCGAGGCGGGTGGGGTCCGCGAGGGCGGCCGACAGGGCATGCTGCGTTGACGGGCCGAGCAGCGCGAGCAGCCCGCCCCCGCTGTCGGTCGCCGTCCTTACGAGCAGCGTGCGCAGCTCGTCGAGGCGGTACTCACTCTCACCCAGGTGCGCGAGGGCGTCGAGCAGCTCGCCGAAGTCGGACCCGGCGCCGAGCAGCACCTGCCCGTCGGTATCTCGGGCGTACAGGTGTGCGAGCAGCAGTTGATACCGATCGCCGGGCAGGATCGGCGCCTTGCTGGACTCCCACCGTGCGACGGACCGCTGCACACTCGCGATGCTGGCATCGAGCGGCTGCCCGAGGTTGCCAGCTGTGTCGATGATGGCTCGGGCGAGGTCGGCGAGGGACCAGCCGCGGGCATGCCGTAGCCGCTTGAGTGTGGCAGCGCCGACGAGTTTGTCGTGCGCGCTCATGCCCTCATGATGCACGCTCTGTAGGTCACACGGGCACAATCAGTCGGGATTTCCCCTGCGAGGCTGCATAGTTGATCGACTGCCACGTCCCCGAGGCGCCCTCGGGCCCGGCCAGCGGGAATCCGATCACCATCTGCGCGCGGTCAACCATCCACCGATTCCGGGCGTGGAATGCGGGCGCGCGGAGTTCTGTGGCACCAAGTTCGACGATCTCCTCGATCCGGTCGCGGCAGCGTTCGATCGCCTGCCGTGCCTCGGCGGGCTGCTGCGCCACGGTGCCCGGTACGACAACCGTGATCCGCGAGCGGGAGTTACCGGCGAGCCACAGCAGCGACAGGCTGTCTATGCCGCGCGCGCCGCCGACGTACCACCGAGTGTCGGGCGTCGCCCATGGGGCGAGGTACCGGCCGAACAGATCGACGTACCACCCGAGTTCCCGGTGCCCCGTCTGCCGGGTGCCGGTGATAGCCACAGCAAGAGGCATGATCAACTCCGTGTCATAGGTTGTCAGATCCCGCGCCCGCCCGCCGTCCGGTGAGATCGACACATGGACGCGATGACCGCACCGGCCATTCTGGCCGACCAGCTCGCCGAGCGCGGGCTGCACGTGATGAATCGGGGCAACCACACGGTTACCGTGATAAACCCCCTGCACCCGCGCGTCGGCGAGACCGTCACCGACCAAGGCGGCCGCTACATCACCGACTACGGATACGAGATCGGCGTACATGGCGACGAGCCGGCGACCGCCGACCGCGTCGCCTACCTGCTCGGGCTGCCCCGCCCACGCCTCCCCCGGCAACCAGCGGCGCACCCGGAGGTCGCGGCATGAGCGGAGAACCAAGGGCGATCAGCAGCACCCGGATCGGCGTCGCTCGCGGGTTCGACGGGTTCGTCGCCACCGACTGGCTCAGGCACGCCGCGAGCGTGACCGGCGCGCTCGCCGCATGGGAGCGGGGCGGACTCGTCGAGGCCGAGGTCGGGAAGAACTGGGACGTCGTACGGCTGCCGCGCCCGCTCGGATGGAAGACCCTCACCCTGATGCGGCAGAACGGCACGCCCGTCGGGCCGGCGCAGCACACCCCCGACGGGGTCGAGGTCCTCGTGCCGGTCGGCTCCGCCGCCGAGTGGCAGCTGCCCGACGCCGAGGTGCTCACCGAGGGCACCATCGACGTCCCGCACCCGGCGACGGTCGCCCCGAGCACGCAGCAGGCGCACACGTGGATCGTCTCGCCGCAGGAGTGCGGGCCGCTCACCGACGCCGATCTGCTGCACGAGGCGTACACCGCGGCGCTCGCATCGGCTCACATGGACGTCACCCGATGACCATCACCGCCATCGCCCCGACACCCGGCGTGATCGCGTCGCTCGGCGTCCGCCCCTGGATCGACCACACTGCCGCCGGGCAGAACTTCGCCCCCATGCTGATCACGCACCCGACCCCGCGCAGGCCCGACGACACCCCCGAGGTGATCGAGGCCCGCATGCGCGGTGTCGCGCATGCGCTCGGCGCGGGGCGCCCTGACCGCTTCCTGCCGGACGTCGGCCCCCGTGTCGCCATACACCGCGGCACCGTACTGATCCGGTTCGACGGCACCCCGCACCTGCTGACCACGCGGGCCCCCCGCTGGGGACAGATCGTCACTGGTCTTGGCCTGGTGCTGCTCGCCGTCGGATTCGACCCCCTCTCGCCCGGCGCGCACGGCGCCGAGGTCGACGAGTACATCGAGCGCGCCGGCGAGTCGGACCGGATTCGGTTCGCTGGCGCCCGCGTCGCGCACAGCGCTCGTCACTGGCCTCGCGTCGAGTCGCCGAGCAGTGCCCGCCCGCTCACAGCTCTTCGGTAG